AATCCATTTGACTTTGTGCCTGATTATGTTGATGTGGTTAAACAGCGTAATGGTCAGTATAAAATTAAGAAATTAAAAGGAGAATAAATTGAATGGTTATTCCTGAAAAGACTACTGTTTATTTGAAGGATTATGATATTCATGTTAATAAATATTTAACATATGCCAATATTCAGGCTATTGTTAATAATGTTTTGGAAAACATGGCAAAGCCTCAAGTAAATAAAGATGGTACTGTAAAGAAAAGGGAAGATGGCTCAATTGTAAAGCAAGATAGTTGGTCTGAATATCAAAAAAATATTGATATTTTTGTTTTATTATTGACTACAGATATTAAGCAAGAAGATTTAGTAAAAATTTCTCATGACACATTGTTACAAAGTGGTGTTATTGATGCTGTAAAGGCTAATATTGTTAATTATTGGCAATTAGAAGTTGCTTTTGATTTTACACGTTCTTGGGATAGAATTGTTGCAGAGTTGTCTAAGATTCTTACTGATAAATTGGAATCTTTATCCCAAGACATAATTAAGAAGGAATAATGGTTGGATTGTTCCAACGAAAGTGAAGTAAGAGCATTTTTAGCACCTAAAATTCAAATCATTGTCGAAGAGATTTTGAAAGGTATCGAGGAATGGAATAAAAAGGAAATTAATCGTGTGGTTTATAGCTTTTCTCCTGCTGAATATGAACGAACTTATGAATTTAGGGACGCTTGGACAGGGGAAATTACTGAAAGTGGTGGCGATGGAACTACAGGTGAATTTAAGTATGACCCTGAAAAAATTGTATCTATTTGGCCCGGAACACACGCAAGCGTTGCTTTAGGCGATTATGGTCTTATGAAAGATGTGCGTGATAGTTTGGCAGATATTATTTATAATGGTCTTGCTGGCGATATTTTTGGTCATGGATTTTGGACTGCTGAACGTGATGCTTGGAAAGAATTAATAAGAATTGTTGGTGGCCCTAAAATGAGAACGTGGATTAGGGCAGGAGCGAGAAAAGCAGGATTACACATTACTTTTGATTGATAAATTATGAAAATTATAGCTTTAGATTTAAGTACAAAATCAAGTGGGTATGCTGTTTTCGACAATAAAGAACTAATAGATTATGGTATGGTTAAATCTTTCAATCCTAATTGGCGTGAAAGAATTTATGAAATTGGCAAACAATTAAATAAATTATTTAGACAGTATAAGCCTGATAAGATTTTTGTAGAAGATGTGCCTTTAAGCACCAAGGGCGGCATTAAAGTTGCCATTATGCTTGGTGCTGTACAAGGCTTGGTATATGGGTTGAGTGCTTTCAAAAATATTGATATTGAGTTTGTTCTTCCTTCTAAATGGCGTAGTCCTTTGGGGCTATTCGATGGTTCGCGTCAAGGGACTAAAAGGGATGAATTAAAACGAAAGTCTGTAGAAATGGCTAATAAAGAATTTAATTTGTCTTTGGTCTATAAATCTCCCTCAAGCAAATTCAATGAAGATGATATTAGTGATGCTATTCTTTTGGGAAAATCTCAAATTGATAAAAAGATATTTGGAAAAGTGCTTGACAAATGAAGAAATATGTGTTATACTACAAACAGAGGTGATAAATATGATTAGTTTGTTTCTGTTGATTGCCGCACTTGCAACTGGCAATGGTATAACAATTTTGTGTGTTGTGTCATTTTTGGCTTTTGTGTGGAGTTTAATTATTTCTGCTATTAAGTCAAATAATGATTACAAAAAGAAGTATGAAAGCAATCCAATTGATAAGCATATGGATGAAAATTATGCTGATATTGATTGGCTGAGAAAAGGTAAGATGTAAGCGACTCTGAAATTAGGTGTGGGAATCCACACCTTTTTTCATTATAAAGGAGCGTGAAGTAATGGCAGACCAGTTTAGTATTTTGGCAAAAGTAAAACTGGACACAGCCGATATACAAAGTCAACTAAATACTAATCCTGTAACTGTTGGGGTTCATGCCGATACTTCGGGTTTTGAAATGTCTATTTCTGTTGCTAACGCTATTATGCGTGAGTTTATTGATGTGGCAGAAAGTATGGCAGAACAAACGTATGAATTAGATGCGGCAATAACTGAGTTAATTTAGGCTCTATTTTATCGTGAGATAAAATATAAACACATTGAATTGCTGGGACTTCCTAAAGTTTATGATACTACAACGTAATGGTGAAATAACATAAGCGTGATAGTGGCGAAAGCAGAAAAAAATCATAAAATGATATATGGTTAAATCCTAAGTATTATAAAATGGATAATCAGCATCCAAGCCTCGAAAAGAGGAAGGTTCAACGACTATAATCCCTAAAATCGTTGGGTAGTGGTGTGGCTCTTTAATAAAAGAGTAAGATATAGTCTGGTCTTTATAGAAATATAAAGCTGTTATGTATATAACGGGTACGATGTTACGAATCGGTATTTAATGAAAGTTAAATTTTAACTGAACAATACGTTAAAAAGGTGTCAGACCTCCGTGGCTCAGGATTAGAACAATATGTTGAAGAGTTAGGACAATTAGGACAAATTACTGCCAGAACTGCAAGCGAAATGGTAGATGCGGCTACTAATTTCAAAAAGTCTGGTTTCAATGAAGAAGATAGTAAAACATTAGCTTTAATATCTACGGAATATCAAAATGTAGCCGATGAAGCATTAAGTGCTGGCGAATCTGCTAACTTTATTATTAGCCAAATGAAAGCGTTTAATATTGAAGCAGAAAATGCCGAGCATATCATTGATGCCGTTGACTAAAAATTGGCGGCTATAGGGTTAATTGACGGGGACATCCTTAGAGTTTTATCTACTAACTTAAAGCAGTAATGTTTTAAGGGCTTGAAGTAATGATTCAGGGTATAGTAACAAAGATAAAAATTGGACAATCCGCATCCAAGACTACATAGAAATATGCAGTAAGGTTCACAGACCATCGAAAGTAATCAAGTATTAACTTGACAAATGTAACTATTTATGATATAATATTATGAATAGAATAAGGCATAAGCACGAAACGAGTAGAGTAGGAAAAAGTGCCTATTTCCGAAACGCCCTATCACAGATTAAATGTGAAAGATATGGTCGATTCTTATAAAGAAATTTATAAGTGATTAAATTATTTAATCAATTATAGTTGGCAACTATAATCAATATAAAATAATGAAGTCTCAAATAACTTTTCGGTGAGTAGTGCTGACTTAATAAAATAGGTCATGTGTATAGTAATATGCACTTAGCTTCCCTCTAAACCCAGTAATCCCTAAAGCCATACTGCTACAACATAACGATGAAATAAGCGTAAGTGTGAAAGCGCGAAAGTATTAAAAAATGTATGGATGGCATATGATTGAAAAATCTAAGTGTTTGTGCAATGGGTCATTGGGCGCGAAGCCCTGAATAGGGGTGTGTCAAACGCATAAAGTAAATAGTTAATCGCTATAAGGCTATTGAAAATGGGGGACTCCTTTAATTAATAAAGGATGAAGAAATATGCTGGTCTTATATGAAAGTATAAGGAATATTTATCCAATATTCTGCAAGCGTAGCGTACTTGCAAAACAAAAACGTAGCAACGAACATCGGAAAAGCCAGTGCCGCCTTGTCTATTGGTGGTGTTACATACGAACAAACCTTAGGTCTCATGACGGCAATAACAGAAATCAATAGAAACGGTGCTAAAACCGCACGGGGAGAGTAGTCCCTAAGTGTACAGTAATGTGCATTATAAGTATTTGTCTAAACCCAGTAATCCCTAAAGCCTTGCGACTACAACGTGGTCTTGAAAGATTGACGAGCGTGAATGTGCGAAAGTGTTAAAAACAGCAAGGATGACATAAGGTTAAAAGCCTAAGTGTTGTAATAATGGGTCTTTGGGCGCGAAGCTCCGAACAGGAGTGTGTCAAACGATTATCCCTTGGCGACTGAATCGCAATAGGAGTAGGGCCAAAGCTGGCGGGTGAAATTCCCTTAAATCGAAATGGCAGACCCCCTTTAATCAGGGGTGAAGAAATAATCTAATCTTATGTGAAAGCATAAGGGGAAGGAATTTATGAAAAGAAGAACATTGGAGGAAGCCAAATATATTTTTTCTTTGGCTAAATTAGAATTATTATCAACCGTTTATAAAAGCGTCGATACCCCTATGAAATGTAAAAATGTAGACGGGTATTTATTTAATCGAAGTCTGCGGACGGTGGAAGATGCCTTAGATAAGACACAAGCATATAGCAAACCATTTAGTATTAAAAATACATATTTTTGGGAAAATATAATATATTATATGGACAATTATGTGACTACTAATACCGTTCTGTTGTCAAAAAAGCAAGATTATTTAAGCGGTAATTCTAAATTAGTATTTTTGTGTGGTTTTTGTGGAAAAACATATAAAACTACTTGGGCCAATTTTGTTCATGCTGACAATAAAGTTTGCGCGACTTGTTATCGCAAAATTCGATATGAAGCAAATTATACTGAAAACAGAAGAACGCCCATGTCCGTTTATTATGATAAAGCGAAAGAAATGGGTTTAACATTGTTGAGTAATAATATTCGGTCAACTAAAGAAAAAGTAGAAGTGCAAGACAAAGAAGGATATAAGGGTATTATTACTGCATCCAGATTTTTACAGGGCAGTACCTTTGAAAAATTTTCTGTGAGAAATCCTTATTCGCTATATAATATTCGCTTGCTTATGGAAAAGCGTAATAATGGATGTTATATATACGACCAAGAATTTAAGGGAACCGGATATTATCTTAAAGCAAGATGTGCTTGTGGTGCAGATTTTACAGTAGACGCAAGTCATTTAATTTATGAACATAAAGATAAATGTAATGCTTGCAGAATAAAACAATCTAAAATTGCCCAAGCGGTGGAAGATTGGTTAAAATTAAATAAAATAATCTATACAAAAGAAAAGATATTTGATGGTTGCCGTGGCAAAAAAGGAAAATTGTTGCAATTTGATTTTTATGTATCGGACAAAAATATTTGCATTGAAGTTGATGGTTTGCAACATTTTAAGCCTGTCACATGGTTTGGTGCTACTAAAGAAGAAGCAGAAGAAAATTTTAATATATTAAAATCTAACGATAGTGTGAAGAATCAATTCTGTTTACAAAATGGAATAACTTTGATAAGACTACCGTTTTGGCAAATAGAACATTCAGAAGAATATAAAACGATTCTGGGGAAATTCTTTCCGTCCAAGAGTAGCGAACTTGGGTAATAATATTGACTTGTCTCAGTCCAGAGCCGTTATAATCAAATTTTGGACGAAACATCTTCTACAGGCCAAAAACTTATTGATTTCTATAACCAAAATAATATTCAACTTTATGACCAAGATGGACAATTAAGGTCATTATATGATACATTATATGATGTTTCACAGATTTGGGACACCCTATCTGAAAATGAACAAAAATACTTTTTAAATATTCAAGCCGGGGCAAATCAAAGCGTACAACTTGGCGCTTTAATGCAGAACTTTGATACTGCCATCGAAGCTACAAATACTGCGCTTAATTCTTCTGGTTCCGCAATGCAGGAGAACGAGGCTTATATGGAGAGCCTTAATAAAATGGGGCTACTTAAAACCACTTTAACTGCGGGAACTTCCTTAGAGCTATCTTTACTAAATTATATTGGTGACAATATAATGGCAACTGGTAATGCAGAAGGTATAGTAACAATAAGATAGATTGGATAATCCGCATCCAAGGGACTAAAATATATAGTTCAAGGTTCATCGACCATCCTTTAAGGAGTAGGGGAAAGTGCTTGTCCCCAAAAAAGGTGGAGCCTTATGGCTAAGATATGGTCAATTCTCGTCCTGAAAGGGAGAGTTGTAATATTTACAAGTTAAGAATTAGCACTTCTTAACAAATATAAAGCGAAGCTCAAACAAACCTGCTTAAAGCAGATTTTCAATCTTTGGCTACAGATGTTATAAATAAAGAATTAATTTCTTCTTTATTATCTTTAGCTGATGGTTTTCTAAAATTAGCCGATACTGGTTTAGGACAAATAATTACACAAATTACATTATTAACTGGTATTGGTTGGGGTGCAACAGGCTTACTTAAAGCAAGCAAAGTGTTGCCGAATCTTATTGGACAATTTACTAATTTAGGTACTGTAATGTCTTTAGTTAGTTCTAAGACTATGACATTAACAGAGGCTTTGACTTCAATAGGTGGTAAAGAAGGATTAATGGGTGGTATTTTTGGCACTTCTTTAGGGCCAATTATGATTATCACTACTGTTATTACACTTATTGTTAAATTAGTAAATTATATTAAAAATTTACCTACTGATTTAGATAGAATTAACGAATCTTTATCTAATATAGAAGATATTCAAGGCAAAATTGATTCTAATACTGCCACTTTAGATTTAATTGATAGATATGATGAATTAAAAAGTAAAGTAGCATTAACGGCAGAAGAAAGCGAAGAATTATTAAATATTCAACAACAATTAGCTGAAACTTCTGATGGATTTATTTCTGTTGGTAGTGCGACATTGGATGCTGACATAGCCAAATATCAAGAATTACTTCGGTTACAACAAGAATATCAACAAAGTTTAGTGTGGGACGAAGTAGTCGCTGGCGGTGACGAATATGTTAATTTACTGCGTCAAGAAGAAGAATACAAACAAAGAATGGCTGTTCTTACTGATGCAGAAATTAAAGCCAATGAGTATCGCTTAGATACAGAAACACAAATTAGTGAAAGAATAGCTGAAATTGAACAACATTTTCGTGATTATGTAGATGCATATGGTGAGCATCCAAAACTTGAAGCTCAAGAAGAAGCGATGCAAGCATGGCATGATTTGCAAGTTGAATATGCGGCTTTTACTGGTGGAGATATTTTAAGCGAAAATTTAACCGAAGCTAATTCGCAAATACTTGAAAATGTTGTTTACTTAGAAGAATGGCGTTATAGCGCAGAAAATAGTTTTAATTCTGTTACAGATGCCATTAGGACTGCTAACAATGAGTATCAAACTTATGCAGATAGCTTAAATAAATATGAACAAAATGTTGTTGATGCTGTTCTTAAAGGTAATAAAACTGTCATTGAAGCAAAAGAACAACTTGGTGAAGCATTTACAGACGAAATAGAAGGTGCAATCTTTTCACAATTAGTTTCTCAATATTTACAAGGAACTATGGATTTGAAGGAAGCCGCAGATAAATATGGTATTTCTGTTAGTGAAATGCAAACCAAAATTAGTGAATGGAAAGCATCTTTAACTTCTGCTGATAGTGCATCAAGTGGATTTACACAATCTATTCATGAACAAATCGCGGCATTTTCTACTTTAGAAGATGAATTAATTGCGGCTACACAAAAATTACAGGAATTTCAAGATGCCACTTCTTCTGAAAAAGGCGATACTTTTAAGCAATATGCTACTGCTTTTCAGACTTTCTTAGACGCTTATGAGCAAGGTCTTATTGGTTCTGAAGCATTTCAAGCAGGTATCGAACTATTCTTCCCGTCTGATAAACAGGATGAGTTACAAAATGATTATCAGGCATTAGGCGAGTTGCTTGGTAATGAATTTTGGAGTGCTGTATTTTCTGGTAATGGAGAAGATTATGGTGCTAATGTTATATCTGCTTTATCTGGTGCGGCAAAAGAAATTGGCCCTTATGTTGATGAAGTAAATGGCATTATTGGTACACAACGCGATTTAGTTGATAGTAATGATGATGTAATTGCTTCTTTTGTGGAAACTTCTGATGGAATTCAAATTCTTAGTGCCGATTGGGATAAAATTGGTGAAGAATTTGAAGTAGATGAAGGATTGCTTGGGGCTTTAGCTGACGCTTTAGAAATTTTTGGCATACAAACCTCTATGAGTTCTACCCAAGCACTGGGGTTAGCCGAAAGCTTAGATGCTATTAAATATACTGCTGATGGTGTGGCAAGTGTAGACTTACAGACATTAGTAGACAATATGGTGGCGGCAGGTGCTACAGAGCAAGATATTCGTGATGTCGTTAGTTCTTTGGGAGAAATTGAAGGATTAACTTTTGGTAATCCTATTTCTGGATTAGACGATATGATTACCAAGGCTATGGAAGCACAAACAGAAGCAAGTAATACAGAAGACGCTTTAGATGATGTGGATGATTCTAATGCAGACCCAACTGTAACTTTGAACACGACGAGTTTTGACAGGGAAGTTATTAAAGTACAACAAAAATTAGACCATTTGGCAACACAGAAAGTAACTATTCCTGTCACTATTTCGCAAAATCTTAAAAATCTTAATAAGGGTTATGCTTCTGGTACAAGCAATGCTCCCGGTGGTACTGCTTTAGTTAACGAAGAAGGCCCAGAACTTATTCAAGAAGGTAACACAGCCAGAATTGCTGGTGGAGGTTTACCAACTGTTACCAATCTTGAAAAAGGTGCAACTGTTTATACTGCTGAAGAAACGCAAGATATTTTAAGCGGTCGTAGATTAAGTGGCGTTATTGATGCTTTTGTTGGCGGCGGTGGCGTAGGACAATCTTCTGGTTTTATTCCTCGCAGTGGTGTTACTGTTAGTGGTGCTACTGGTTCTACTGGCGGTAGTAATTCTGGCTCTTCTTCAGGAGGTTCAAGTGGTGGCATAAGTTCTGCTTCTGCTTCTGTAGCAACACAAGCTATTGTTGAATCTAATGAAGATATTATAAATAGTTATAAAAATCGTATTGATTTATTAAAAAGCGAATATGATTTATTAGAAAAACAAAATGCTTCTACGAAAGAATTAAATAATAAAAGCCAAGAAGTATGTGACGTATATTCTGAATTAATAGAATATATGAAAACCACTTCTGAATATGTCAATGGCGATTTAGAAGCACAAAAAGATGTTGTTGATTATACTAAAGAAACCTTAGATTGGCAACAGCAAATTACTGAAAATTTAATAAATTCTGCTGAATCCAGAAAAGACCACAGAGATTATCTGGAAAGTCAACTTAAATTAATGGAAGCCCAAGGCGTTTCTGAAGAAAAGCGTATTGAAATTATTAAACAAATTCAAAACGAACTTCATATTGAGGCAGAAACATTAAGGGAATTAGTTGCCAATGCAGATGTTTTGGGCTTAAATGAAGCAGAAGTAGAAGAAATTCTAAAGCATATAAATGAACTTGGCGTAGAATGGTTTTCTTTACAATCTGATATTAATGACTTATATGAATCTATGGATACAAGAATCCAAGATATTGAGGATTCTATTAGCAGAATTGTAAGTCATAGGGATTTACTTGAAAGTGAATTAACATTGATGGAAGCGCAGGGTGCTTCTGTTGATTCCCGTCAAGAAAAGATGAAAGCTATTCAAGATAGCTTACATGAACAAGCTGAAGAATTAAGAAATATGGTCAATCAAGCCGAGGAACTTGGGCTTTCTGAACAAGAAGTTGAAGATATTCAAACAGAAATTAATGGTTTAAGCTCTGAATGGTGGGATTGGCAGGATAAAATTCATGCTTTGGACAAAGATATTTTAGAAGTACAAGGCAGTTTATTAAAAAGTGAATACGAATTATTAGAAGCGCAAAGCGCAGAATGGAGAATAAGGGTTCAGAAAATTCGTGAAGTTCAAGATAATTTACACGAAGAAGCTGAATTATTAAGAGAAAATGTCAAGAACGCCAAAGACTTAGGTTTATCTGAAGAAGAAGTTAAAGAAATTTTAACTGAAATTAATGGTCTAAGTAAAGAATGGTGGAGTTGGCAAAATAAATTAAACGATATTTCTGATGAAGTTTTACAAAACTATCTTGATATGTTAGATGCTTATCAAGATGAATTAGATGAACAAAAACAAGCCATTGAAGTTTTACAAGGCTTTATGCAAGATTATTATCAAAATCAAATTGATGATATTGATGCACAAATTGAAGCTTTGCAAGCGAATAATAAAGAATTAAAGAAACAAGTTGATTTAGAAGAAAAGTTAGACAAGTTGGCAAGGGCAAGACAAACTAAAACTATGGTTTATAAGGATGGACATTGGCAATATGCCGAAGACATAGACGCTGTATCTGCCGCTGCTTCTGAATTAGATGAATACTTAAAAGAAGAATCCTTTAATGAAACTATAGATGGCTTAGAAGCACAGAAAGATGCCCTTGGTAAATTAAAAGACGAATGGTCTGATTTTAATTCTGATTATCAAAAGATTCAAAATCAAGTTTTATTATCTCAGCAATTAGGTATTGATACTACCTTAAAGGGTTGGGAAGAATTAGTTGGTACTGCTGGTATTTGGGCGAATAAATATATTGGAATCATGGAATCTGTTAAGAAAGCTACTGATTTAATTGGTGCTTTAACAGGTGGTCTGGATTATGATGCCAATGTCGATTATTCTGAAAAGATATTAAATTCCAAGACTTATGAAGAAGCTGTTCAAATGGCGGCTTTGCGAGATGCTAAAATGCTTGGCGAAGGTATTGACCAATATGATTCTACAGAAAGTTTCTTAAATAAATGGAAATCTGCACATGGATATGCCAATGGGACATTAAGTTCTATTGGTGGTTTGTCTTTAGTGGGCGAAAAAGGTGCGGAATTAAGAGTGTTAGGTCAAGGCGATGGTATTATTCCTCATGATTTAACACGCAATTTGATGGCTTGGGGGCAATTAACGCCCAATCAATATTCACAGCAAGTAGCTAATTCTCAAAGCAAGAATATGAATGTTACTATTCAAGCGTTGAACTTGCCCAATGTTACTGATGGACAAGGTTTTGTGGAATACATTAGAAATAATTTATTTGGACAAGTGTTAAGTTTTGTTCATTAATTATATATATTAGTTATAGGCCAAACTTTATGTTTGGCCTATAATTATATAGAAAGGAGGTCTAAGATTGGCACAACTGAATATTACAAACGATGAACTTCGTAGTGTTAAGCAATCTATTCAAAATAAATATACGCGCATAGAATTGTTAAATTCTAACTTTCAAGTGGTAGATAGTTTAGAAGGAATTACTGAAAATGGTTCTATTAATGTTAATGCTGATTCAGATATGCGGCGTTCGGCTACGTTAAAAATCCTTATAACTGATAGTAGTTTTGAAGTCAATTCTGGAAGTAAAGTTTGGTTAGATAAGTATATTACTTTGTATTTAGGAACGAAAATGGTGGCAAAAAATGAAGTAATATACACGAAAATTGGTACGTTTGTAGTTGATGCCCCAACTTTTGAATATGATGCGTTAAACAATACATTAGAATTAAGCCTATTAGACCTTATGAGTAAATTGTCTGGCGTTAGAAATGGTTATTTACCCGGTGTCCCTGTTACTATTCAAGCGGGGGAAAATATAAGGCAAGCTATCATAGACACATTTTTATTAAGTGGTTTTACAAAATATATTTGTGAAGAAGCCCCTGATTCTGGGTTGCTTCCTATAGAATTAAATTTTTCACAGGGGTCAACGATTTATACTGTGTTGTCTGGTCTAAGGGATGTTTACCCAAGTTATGAAATTTATTTTGATGTAGATGGCGTTTTTCATTATGAACCTATTCCCACAGGCGAAAATGAACCTGTTCAAATAGATGATAGTTTATGGAAAGATATTGTTATTACAGAAAAAGTTGAAGTAGATTTTCAAAATATTAAAAATTATATAGAAGTGTGGGGGAGAACACATGACCCTGCGTATTTTTCTACAACAACTACTTATAGTTCTTTGTGGAACAGATTAACTTTGACTATAGACGAAGTAGATAGTTATACTGATGGTGTTATATATGGTTTTACTTTAACTAATAATACTGGTATTACTGCCCCTACTTTGCGAATAAATAGTTTATCTTCTTATAATGTTTTAATAGAACCGGGAAGAAGTGCTAATATAGAAGCCGAAAGTGGAGAAGTTTATTATTGTGTGCAATATGTGGGTGGTACTACTCCTTATTTTAGATGGATAGGGCATTTACAATCTTATGCTGAAGTCAAAGACGAAAATCCTGATAGTCCATTTTATGTGGGTGGTACAGTTGGTGAAATTCGGTTGCCTTTATATGGTGGCGATTATGATAATTGCATGACAGATGATTTGGCTCTTCAAAGGGCTAAGTATGAATTATATATTCACACAAATATGCAAAATACTGTAACTTTAACTTGTTTGCCTGTGGCTTGGTTAGATGTTAATACTTTAGTGCAATATACAACTCATAGAAATCACGAAACTAATTTATATTTAATTAAATCATTTAGTTTCGGTTTTGACATAGATGATACCATGAGCGTTACGTTGATGAAATATTATCCTGATTATCCGGGATTATAAAGGGGTGAAAATAATTGGCGTTAACTAAACCCATTTTGGATAATGTAGTGGCTTGGGATGTAGCAGATGGTTGTACTTTTACATTTAATGTAATTGGTGGGGATGCTGTTGTAGGAAATACTCTATACATATTAGACAATAGCACTAATGAAATTGTGTACACTTTAGCCACTACAAGTTATCAATACAAAGCAATTGTTCCTGCTAATGCCGTGGGATTGAGTAATGGTACTTACTATAATGCTTATATTGTAACAGAAAATGGCAACGGTGATATTTCAGTAAATTCTAATATTATACAATTTTATTGTTATACCACGCCTACTTGGGAAATTACAAATATCGAAGAGGGAGATATAGTTAGTAATTCTTCTATTGCTCCTTCAGCCTCCTATGTACAAATAGAAAACGAAACATTAAATGACTATACGTTTATTTTATATAATGCTTCAAGAGTGCAAATTGCCACAAGTAATACACAATATGTTGCTTCGCCTTTATATAACTTTAGTGTAAGTTATAGCTTCAATGGATTAGAAAATGATACTGCTTATTACATTAGAGCGATAGGACATACTATAGAAGGTACATTTATAGACACTGGTTTTATTAATTTTACAGCCAGTTATTTACAGCCAAGTAACTATAGTATCTTAAATTTAACCAATAATTGTGATGAAGGGTATATTTTATATGAATCTTTGGCTATAGCTATTGAAGGAAATAGTAGTCCTTCTCCCCCTATTTATACTACTGATGGCGTGGATTTAACGGCAGAAGGTTCGTATGTTAATTGGAATAATAATTTTGCAATTAGCGGCAATTATACAATGAAAGCATGGGTGCAAAATCCCATTGTAGGGACAACTTTAATTAATGCCCAAGATGAAAATGGGAACAAGGTATTAATTAATTATATTTTTGACCCTGAAGATTCTACAAAAGTTATGATTTGGTTAGTGGCAGATATGGGCTATATATGTTATAGTAATTCTATTGCGATTCCTTCTTCTTCAGATGTTATATGTATTCAAGTAAGATATATGTATGGTACTTATAGTGTACAGTTGGGGGTGATTTAATGATACAATTATTAGGATATAATTTTTTAAGTGATGGCGACTCATTAAATCCTTTTCCTGTGGCTGTGCAAACTATTGATTCTATTACTTTACAAAACGCTGAATTTAATGATTTCTTTGTAACAAGAAATGTTACTGAAGCTTATTCAACTAATGTTCCCACCGATTGGGATTTCTATACTATTATGTTAGCTAATTTTAATGGTGATATTTCTGCTGGTTCGATTGACAATTTAGTTAGTCAAGTGGATAGTATTAGAATTAAGCGGCGTAAAAAAGGCGAATTTGAATGGCTTACTATTTATGAACAAGCAATTAATGATGAAACTGATTTTAACTTTAGTGGTCAAGACAATTTTGCTATTTATGCAGAAGAATATGAATATGCGTGGGTTCCTGTTTTGGCAGGAATAGAGGGGAATTATATTATAGAATCCATAGAAAGTAAATTCCAAGGCGTTTATATTTGTGATGCCAATACAATTTATAAGTTTATGGCTGGTGTTAGTTATGGACATAGCCAATATATACAACAAGTAGCAGTTTATAATCCTTTAGGAAGAAAATATCCTGTTTATGTTTCTAATGGAGAAAATAATTATCAAACAGGTTCTTTTACTGGCAAGCTGTTAGGCAATTATGAAAATACTGGCGTGTTTAATCGTAAAGAAATGGTTTTACAAAAGAATGAATTTATGAAATGGTTGACTAACAAAAAGGCTAAGTTTATAAAAGATTATAATGGAAACGCTTGGTGTGTATTTATTATTGGCGAACCTTCTGTGTCTTACGATAATCAATGGGGCATGGGAATGATGGACACTAATTTTGATTATGGTGAATTATGTGATGCTGAAGATATAGCGGCAATGCAAGATGTTGGGTTAATCCCTGTGTTAGAAAAGGAGTGATAAGATGGGCTTTCCTGAAGAAATTGTCACTTTTCCTACTATGTTAGATATGACAGTTAGTGATGGCGAATTAATTAAACAATACCAAGATGCAAGGCAAAGACAAGATGCCCAAGAAGCAAGTAGCGTTTTATTAACCATTCCTAATTACGAACAAAAAATTATTACTGCACAATACTTAAATAAAATTGCTACAACTTGTCAACAAGTACAAAGGTTTTATGCTGAAAAATATAATCCTGCTTATGTAGTTTCTGTCCCAGAACCTTCTGCACAAGAAGTGGGCGATTTTTGGTTTCAAGTTACAGGCACCGCATAAGGAGATAAATTATGGCTTTATTACAAGATATTGGTGCTAATGAAAGAAGTCTGTGGACTACGCTTCAAACATATTGGACGAATGGAAATTATGCCGCTGTTTTGAGTTTGTTAAACAATAGTTCACAATTAATTAGTAAGTTTGCTAATGCGTCTTGGTTTAATAATTTGACAGATTTAATTTATGAATTAGAAACCAATCCTGTTGATACTTCTTTTAAGGCAGATAAAATTCAAGTTGCAGAAACGCCCCCTACATTATCAAGGGGACAAATTTATTTTCAAATTGATTGAATTGAGGTGAAATTATGGCGAATATTAATTTTACCATGAAGCAATATACGGGTAGTGATTATAATACACTTTATCCTAAAAATACCAGTCAACAAGTTTTGTTAAATGATAGTGATTTAGTTAATTTTCTGGTTTTAAGTGGTGCGAATAAAACAGCTAATGATGCCTTTAATGCCATTGTGCCTTTGAATAAAAAAATTTGGTGGAAACGTACAGTAAGTTTTGGAGAATATAAAGCAGATGCTTCTTTAGTGGCTATTTATCGTAATACAAGTAATAGTGTTAATACTACACGATATTATTCTTCTTCTATTAGCATTAATCAAGATACCGGCTTAGTAAGTTTATCTGGCACTATTTCTTCTGTTAGTTTTACTTATATCAATCATGGGGCCGCAACTTTGAATACGACTTTGAAAGGAAAATATTGGGCTACATCTTCTTCAAGCAATACTGTGTATTATACACCTTCCAATGCACCCGATGTAACTTATACCACAGAAACTGTAGGAAGCAGTACCTATTATGTTGTTAACATTAGTTCCCAAAGGGTGTATGGACAAGTTTCTTATGGCGATTGGAGCTATGAATGGAGCGATAACGAATCCGCACACACAGAAGGTATTGCTAATGGTTATGAATATAGATATATGCCTGATTATTTAACTTTTACTCATTTGGCACCTAAAACACAATCGGGGGAATATATTGGAGTAGATAATGATGTTGTTTTAACTTTTGATTTTCTACCTTCAATTATATTTATCACGCCAACTAATTCTTCTGCTTCTTCTTATTTTATTTGGGGTGCAACTTATACAAACGTATCTTTTAGTGGCAATACTGTTACATTAAGTACGATGAAAACTGCTGGTACACATTATAAATATATTGCTCTTGGATAGAAAAAGAGGTGCGTTTATGTTAATTATTGAAATACAACAATTAGAAAATGGTGGGCATAGGAATATGACGGGTGGTCATGTTGTGCCACAAGGTTGGGCTATTGTCCCTGAAGATTTAGAGATTCCTGATAGTTTTCCTTTTGTAGATATTGAAGTTGAAGGAAATATCGTGATTTCTATGACAGGGCGCGAAGTTCCTGAACCTGAACCCGAACCTGATGTGCCTACACCTTCTGGCGATAGTACGGATGAAGTTTGGGATGCCATTGCCCAAGCTATTACAGAAGGGGTGAATGAAGTTGACTAATAAACAATTTGTACTGAAAACCATGAAAGCCTATGGCAAAAACATGGCACAAAATGTACAACAGCAATCTGAATCAATGACTGGAACACAGTTATATGAAAAGAAAGAATTTATTCCTGATTTTCAAACTGCTAAGACATTAAAAAATATGCTAAATCGTTCTATTGGTTTTGTGTGTAAAAGTACGGCAGGGCGAGTTGTTAAATTAATTCAATTGTATGACAGTGATATTTATTCGCAAGAGCCGGAGGAATTATCAGCGCAGTGGGGATTTAAGTGGTCTACTAATCCTGAAGATGCCTTACCTTTTATTGCTTTAGCTACAAGCCCCTATGATGTTGACGAATGTTGTATAGAAAATGATATTGTTTATAGAAGTAAAATTCCAAACAATGTGTATAGTCCTTCTTCCTACCCGCAAGGCTGGGAAGTTGTAAATTAAAGGAGGAAAAATTATGCAAAATAGATTAAGAAGTTGGGCCTTGTGGCTTTCTATTGCGGCTTTAATTGTCTTTTGTGTAAAGGAATTCTTTGGCGTTGATATTGAAGAAACTGTTAATGGTTTTCTTAATGTGTTACTGCCCGTGTTAATTGGTTTTGGAATTATCAACAATCCTACTGACAAAGACAATTTTTAAGAGGTAGTATTATGAGCAATAGCTCTTTAGTTGATTATACTAAATTTTCGCCAAATTATTCTACAAGAACAGCTAAGATTGATAAAATTACTATTCATCATATGGCAGGAATTTTAACAGTTGAACAATGTGGAAATATTTTTGCCAATACTAAACAACAAGCCAGTTCTAATTATGGTATAGATGGTGATGGCAGAGTTGGTTTATATGTAAGTGAAAGCAATCGTTCTTGGGCAAGCAGTAATAGTTATAATGATAACCGGGCAGTGACTATTGAAGTTGCTAATAGCAAAGTTGGCAATCCTTGGCCTGTTAATGATGTAGCTTATGAAAAATTAATTCAATTATGCGTAGATATTTGTCAGAGGAATGGAATAGCATCTTTGAATTATACAGGAGATAGCTATGGAAATTTAACCATGCACAAAATGTTTACTGCTACTGCTTGTCCGGGGCCTTATTTAGAAGAAAGGTTTCCCGCTATTGCGGAAGAAGTGAACAAAAGATTAAAAAATGGTAGTATTTATCCTGTAAAAATGGAGGATGAAGACATGACATACGAACAGTTTAAGCAATTTATGAATCAATACTTAAACGAAGCAGACAGTAGTAATCCAAGTTCTTGGGCAAAAGACGCTTGTGATAAAGCTATTAAAAAAGGCATTATTAAAGGTGATGGTAAAGGTGCTTATAATTGGCAAAAGCCCTTAACCAGAGAAGCGTTTTTAGTGCTACAAGAACGGATGGGATTGCTTAAATGAGTTGGGAATCAATTACATTAGGACAAATCATTGGTGGTTTAGCGGCAATTGCTGTGTTTCTATCTACATTTGTTGAAATTATTCCTGTTAAAATAAACCCTATTTCGCGTATTTTAAAATGGATAGGAAGCAAAACCAATGATGGGCTATTTCAAAAAATAGATGAAATAGATAAACGTGTAGATAATTTGGAAAAAGGTTTAGTTGAAATTAAGAATGAAGGTAAAGAAAATCGCGCTGTAATGGCGAGGATTCGTATTTTAACTTTTGCTGACGAAATCCGTTTAGGGCAACTTCATTCTCGGGAGGCTTATGACCAAATTTTGGAAGACATAGATTATTATGAGAAATTTTGTGCTAATAATCCTGATTTTAAGAATAATAAAACTATGTATTCTAAACAAAAAGTTTTAGAGGTCTATGCCGAAAGACTGGATAAAAATGATTTTCTTTAATTGACAGGAAGAAATAAAATGGGAAATGAACTTAATCTTTACAAAGAAGCAAGCGATTCTTTATTAAAATCTTTTCAATATATGATGAATGAAAACGCCAAAGGAAGCACCTTAATTTATAATGGCTTATTAACAGGTGCTTCAACTGTGCAATTAAATGGGCAAGAATATAATATTGTTCAATATGGTTCTTTTAGCCATAGTGTTGGTGATATTGTAAAAGTATTTGTTCCACAAGGAAATATGAATAGTGCGTTTTTTATATGAAAGGAGGAATGGTAATTGCGTAGAACTACAACTCCTACACACACATTTCAATTAAAAATTGACCCTCAAACTATCACAAATTTAGTTTTAACTTATGCTCAATCTTTTGATATTTGTGGATGCACAGAAGAAGAATATGAACAATCTTTTGATTATGATATTTATGAATATCGTGGATACACAGAAAACGCAAAAGAAACCAAAATAGTTTTAGAAAAGCATTTGGCAGATTTTACAATAAATGAAAATAGTATTTCTGTAACCTTAACACAAGAAGAAACCAATTTATTTGTAGAAGATATTCCTGTTGAAATGCAATTGCATGTTATGATTGGCGAAACATCTTTGCAATCTGACATTATTACTGTTCCTTGCCGCAAAGTATTAAACGATGAGGTGCTAACATGAATTTAATTATTGATTTTCATGAAACAGTAGAAAATTTTATTGTTAACTTTAATGAAATTGATGATTCGTTTGATACCAGTTTTGGTGAAACACAAACCATAGGAAATCCTAACGCTGTTTTATATGTGCCACAAAATTTAACAGAGGAACAAAAGGCACAGGCAAGAACAAATATTGGCGTTACTGAAGGACAAGATAAAACATTTATATACGAACAATTATCTGCAAGTGCTACATGGAATATACAGCACAATTTAAATAAATTTCCTTCTGTAAGCGTTGTAGACAGTGCTGGTAGTGCTGTTATAGGTGAAATTAGTTATGAAAATATTAATTCTTTAATTTTATTATTCACAGCACCCTTTAGTGGCTATGCTTATCTGAATTAAAAAGGATGTGACGCATACGAATTTTCTTACTAATATTAATTTAAATCAAAATGAATTACAAAATGTAGTTATTCAACCTTTGGCTACCGCCCCCTCCAATCCTAAAACAGGGCAAATTTATTATAATACTACAAATGGTGTATTGTATTCTTGGGATGGCTCTCAATGGTCTGCCGTAGGAACGACTTATGTACTCCCCCCTGCTACAGATAGTGCCTTGGGCGGCGTGATTGTTTCTACAGGCTTGTCTGTTGATTCAAGTGGTAATTTAACTATTGATACAGTACCTTGGAGTGCTGTTACAAGTACACCCACAACTATTGCTGGTTATGCTATTAGTGATGCTAAAATAGACAATGGTGTAATTACTTTAGGTAGTGCAACTATCACGCCTGTTGTTGATGCTAATTATGTGCATACAGATAATAACTTTACATCTACGCTGAAAGATAAATTAGATGCTATTGCTTCTGGTGCCGAGGTTAATGTTATTGACACTGTTAAAGTAAATGGTAGCGCATTAACACCTGTTTCTAAAGCTGTTGATATTAGTGTTCCTACTGGTAGCTCGACTTCTCCCAAAATGGATGGAACAGCTACAGTTGGCACGGAGACATCTTGGGCGCATGGCGACCATATCCATCCTACTGATACAAGTCGCGCTCCTTTGGCTTCTCCCGCTTTTACTGGAACACCCACAGCACCCACGGCAGACAATGGTACTAATAATACACAGATTGCTACCACTGCTTTTGTCCATAATACACTTGCCTATGCAGATGCTATGATATTCAAAGGTACTATTGGTACGGGTGGTACAATTAGTTCTCTTCCCAATACACACAATGCTGGCTGGACTTACAAGGTTATTACTGCTGGTACTTATGCTGGTCAAACTGCTGAAATAGGCGATTTGATTGTTTGTGTTAAAGATGGCACAGCCGCTTCTAATGATGATTGGACAGTTGTGCAAACTAATATTGATGGTGCTGTTACAGGCCCAGCAAGTTCTACAAGTGGGCATATTCCTACATTTAATGGCACAAGTGGTAAAGTTATTCAAGATGGTTATGGTGTGGCTTCCAGTATTACTAATGATAGCACAACAATTCCCACTACAGCCGCTGTTAATACTGCTGTTACTGGTTTAATTAAAACAGCCACTGGAACCATAGGAACTTCCGCTACCACCACAACTGTTAATACTGCAAGTGGGGCTACTGTTCTTAGTGCTTATGCTACTATGTCAAGTGCTATTATTGGTTTAGATATTACTATTAATAGTGCCAATGTAGTATTTACTTGCGCTCAAAGTCCCTCTTCTGCTGTGACTTGTACAGTTATTTATATTTAATAAAATAATTTCTAAATGAGAAGTGGAGCTAATGACTCTGCTCTGAAAGGGGTGCTTCTCAATGAAATATTTGGGTTCTATTTCAAGTCCTAAAGATTTAATTACAAAAGAATATGTAGACAATAATTTTGAATTAAAAGTATATATTGATAGTATTACTACTACCACAACTTGGAGTGGTTCTGGCCCTTATACGCAAGTAGTTACATTAAGTGGTTATACTGTAACCAATAATAGTAAAATTGATATACAACCAAATGCCAATTCTATTAATCAATTAATCGCAGATGGCGTAAATTGTTTATATATAGAAAATAATAATAGTGTATTAACTTTATATGCAATAGGTTCTGCCCCCACTATGGCCTTAACTTTACAAGTATCAATTACAGAGGTGACAACAGCATGAGTGTTATTGGTAATCCTTTGATAATTGGCAGTAATGGTGGGGGAGGAAGTGTAGTTATAATAGATACAACTGACCCCAATGGTGGTACAATAAGGGAAATTATTGCCGCTGAATTAATTTCTAATGGAGATAATTTATCTTATGGCTCAGAAGAAGAAATATGAAAGGAGTGGTTGAATGGCACAAGTATTAATTACTACTTCTTTACTCGATGGTCTTGCTGATGCTATTAGTCTAAAAACTTCTGAAGAAACACCTATGACCATCGCTGAAATGACTGACGCAGTAGAAAATATTGTTGTCCCAAGTGGTTCGATTAATATCACAAACAATGGAAATAATATAGACGTTGCGGCCTATGCCATTGCCAATGTATCTGTTTCAGGAACTACACCAATTTTACAAACCAAAACAAAATCTTATACACCTACAGAGACAGAACAAACAGAAACCATCGCTTATGATAATAATTACGATGGTCTGGAGGAAGTGGATATTACTGTCGAGGCGATTTCATCGACTTATGTCGGGAGCAGTATTGCAGTATTGGATGATACAGACATTATCAACCAAGGTAATAATTTTGTGATTCCTGAAGGTTATTTTCCCGAATCAGCGCAAGTATGGGTAAATACTGGTACAGCAGGAACTCCCACAGCTACAAAAGGAGCTGTCTCTAATCATTCTATTTCAGTCACTCCTTCTGTAACTAATTCTACGGGGTATATTACTGGAAGTACCAAAACTGGCACCGCTGTTAATGTAACGGCAAGCGAATTAGATAGTGGTAATAAATCAATAACAAGTAATGGAAATAATATAGATGTAGTTGGATATGCCACAGTTAGTGTTGCCGTGCCTTTTGTGACTTATTATACGGGCAGTGGGACTCCTTCTTCGTCTTTGGGTTCTAACGGCGACATTTATTTACAGACAAGTTGAGGTGGATAGATGGCTACTGCAAGATTAATACCAAGTACCTATTCACTCTCAAATACAGGCTATTTTAATGTATCTAATGCTTCTAATTGTTATGCCAATGTGGATTCTACGGACTATGCTACTTTTCAGACTACAAGTGCATCAACTTCGTCACGCTATGTTTATTTGAAAGGATTTAATTTTAATACTATCCCGGATGGAGCAATTGTCAGTAGCTTTACAATTAAAGTTAGGGGATATGAAACTGGGGCCAATGTCAGTGCTACTTATGCACCTATACTTGTAAATAATACTTCGACTATTTCTGGCGTAAGTGCGGCTTCCAGCAATTTTAGTACATCAACCAATACCATTACTGTTCCCACAGGTAATTTATCTTGGTCAGACATTATCACTATGGGCGCGAATTGCGCCATAAGATTAGACGCAAGAAGAAATGCGCGAAATACTGCGTCATATTTATATATTTATGGTGCAGAAATTAATGTCACTTATTCTATGCCCGTATATTATGATATCACAGCCTCAACTGATACAGGCACTATTTCTCCTTCTGGCACAACACAAGTATTAGAAGGAAATGATTTTACTTTAATCATAGAAGCTTCAAGTCCTACTGTTACTGATAACAATGTTGATGTGACTACACAATTAGTACAGGTTACTGGCGGCACAACCACGTCAATACCTTATGATTATACTAATAGTGGTTTTACTGTATCAAATATTGCCAACGCTTATGCTGATGCTACAAGCAATACTTCTGCTACATTAAATTTGGCTGGAAGAACTACTGGGAATTTATATTTAGATTTAACAAGTATAAATCTTCCAAGTAGCGCAACTATTGTAAGTGTAAGTTGTCAAGCTACTTTGCAATTTAGTAGGAATGGTTCAAGTTCAAGTGTAACTTCTTCTTGTCAATTATATAGTGGAACTACTGCAAAAGGTACTGCAACAACTATAGTTTCAAGTGCTACTGATGTGGCTAAAACCACTTTTAATTTAACGCCGGGAAACTGGACAGTAAGTGAGTTAGAAAACGCAAGATTTTATTTAACTATGTATAATGGTGCTTCAAGTACGCAAAGAATTATGTATGTTTATGGCGTTTCTTTTATAGTCACTTATACTATTTCTGGCGAAGTTTATACTTATACTATTACAAATGTTACTGCCAATCATACTATTGTGGTTTCTGCTGGTGTATCGCAAGCAATTTATTTTAATAATAATGGTAGTTGGATTGCCGCTATTAAAGCGTACAAGAAACTGTCTGGTGCTTGGGTTTTACAAAATGATTTAACTACAGTCTTTGACAGCAACACTAATTATCAGAAAGGATAGGGGGTGGATGAATGGCAATTAGTAAAATAATTTATCAAGCGTCTGCTTCTGCTACTCCTGAAGTGTGGATGGATGTTACTGGCACAACTGCTACTGTTAGTGATGTGGCTTCTGGTAAGAAATTTATTTTGGCAAATGGCACCGAGGGTACTGGTACTGCTTCTGGTGGTGGGGGGATTGGAGAGAACGATGTTAATTTTATTGATTATGATGGTACAATTCTTCATTCATATAGTGCCACTGAATTTGCTTCTCTGTCTGCTATGCCAGCCAATCCATCACATACGGGTCTCACGGCGCAGGGCTGGAATTGGAGCTTGAGCGATGCACAGAGTTATGTAGAAACTTATGGTAAACTTTGGATTGGTCAGATGTATGTTACATCTTCCAATGAAACAGAAATTGATATTAAATTGGTTTCTGCACGACTTGCAATATATCTTGGTTTTGCCGTAAATGGCACAGCGGAAGTAGATTGGGGAGATGGGTCTTCTCATGATACTGTTACAGGAACATCTCTGACAATACAACAAAGGACATTGCATACTTATGCCACAGAGGGCGAGTATACAATCAAAATCAAAGTACAGAGTGGGCAGGCTTCATTGTATGGGACAACAACATATACGCTTATAAACGCAAATTTGACAACCAATGTAGATAATCGCTCTTACGCCAATGCCGTGACAGCGGTGCGAATTGGCAAATCAATGACTATTGGGCAGTACGCATTTTCTTATTGTCGAAATCTTAAATATGTGACAATACCAAATTCTGTGACAAGCACAGGTAATAATGCGTTTTTTAATGCTTCCTGTCTTTATTCGATAACCATTCCAAGTGGTTTTACCAGTATAGCTAATAATGCCTTTTATTATTGTATGGGGCTTGTTTTTATATCAATTCCAATTACCGTTACAACCATTGGTTCATATTCGTTTGAGTATTGTTATCAGCTTAAATGTCTAACAATTCCAAGTGATGTAACAAGTATTGGAACATATGCTTGTTCATATTGTTATGCTTGTGAGTATGTAATAATTCCAAGTTCAGTAACAACTATTAGTCAATATGCTTTTGCTTATTGTTATCAGCTTCGTAGTGTGACAAACCCAGATAAAATTACAAACATTAGTAATAGTATGTTTTCTAATTGTATTCGTTTGAACGCATTTGTAATACCAACTGATGTTACTAATATAGATAATTCGGCTTTTCTTGGATGCAATAGTTTACAAACAATGACAATTCCAAGTAAGGTTGTTAGTATTGGTAGTCAAGCGTTCAGTGGATGTATGGATTTGCTTGCTTTACATTTTCAATGTACAACACCCCCAACAGTTAGCAATAGTAATACATTTACAAATTTAGTACAAGATTGCATAATTTATGTTCCCAAATCATTAAATCAAACTGTTCTTGCCACTTATACTGGTGCAACAAATTATCCATCTTCTTCTACATATACTTATGTCGAAGAAGTTCCTACATTTAAAATTGATAATTATGAATATGGATTTGAAGTTGGTATGACATGGGGGCAATGGTGCAACAGCAATTACAACACGGACGAGTGGGAGTCCAGCGGCTCCGGTGTATATAATGAAACCCTTGCACGGGGGATGATTGTATCAGCTACCGGAGAAGTGGGAGATGTAGAAACATCCTCTGATGAAATTGTAGCTTATAAAAGCTATGTATTAATGGAGGAATAATTATGTCTATACAAACAGAAATGATAGATGACCATATTAGGCATTATTCTGATGAGGGAATGAAAATTAGGCAGATTGAAACAAATAGATTATATGAAGATGCGGTAGATGTGGTGCCGTGCGCTTTTACATATGAGGAAACTGATATTCCTATTGGTGACGAAAATATAGATGATAGCGAAGCACTTAATATTATTTTGGGTGAATTGACATGACGAGATTAGAAGCTATTCGTTTTAGAAAACTATTAGATAATATTATAGGTAAATTAACGGAAGAAGAAGCGTTAAAAGCAGTATGGTTGTTTGAACCTTGGAAAGTTGGGCAAAATTGTAAGGTTGATGATAAAAGACGATATGGTGATAAATTATATATTTGTAAACAAGCGCACAAATCACAGGTCGATTGGAATCCAGAGATAGCAGTATCTTTATGGACAGAAATTAAATTAGAAGAATGGCCTGAATGGTATATGCGATATGGTGAAGGTTGGCCTTTTGGTGCCAAGGTTACATGGAATGGATATAAATGGATTTCTGATTATAAAGCCAACACTTGGGAACCGGGTGTGTTTGGCTGGCATTTATATGAATAAAATAAGGAGATGTGTTAATGGGTTGGTCTATTATTGAAAAAGGTGGGCCGGGAAAAATCCCCACTTATCGCAAATTCATTGTTGATTTAATCGCAGATTTGGCTACTTTACCTTCTATTCCTGAAGTTCCTGCTGGAAGTATAGCCTATTGTAGTGAAAACAGTTCTATTTATATTTTAGAAATAGATGGTGATTGGGCGTTAAAGGATGGTTCTACTTCTGATATTGGGTTAGAAAATTTAGATGATGTCGATATTAGTGAGCCGTCTGATGGGGATGCTATTATTTATGATTCTACTACAGAAAAGTGGGTTAATAAACCTCCTTCGACAGACAACGATGATGTAGTAGACATATACTTAATGATAGAAGGAGATTTTACAGACCCGGATGCTCCGACTTTTTCTGTGGATGTAATAAAAGGAAGTTATAATGCTTTGTGTGAAGCCGTAGATATAGAAACGGAAAATTTTATTAAAATTGTTAATATTCAAGGACTTGCCGCCACTAAAAATGGCGCTGAAGCCAATGCCATTTATGGTGGGAGTATAGAATTTTGGTTAGAAGATGGAGATGAAACCCCTTCGTTTTATATGGACTTACTTGCTCCTGCGGGCTCATCAATAGTTTGGAACGCACAGGGCATAACTTTTAATTTAGAATAATTATGAAACCGTAATATTAAAGAAAAGAAGTGATTAAATGGCGTGGTCTATTATTAAAAAAGGTGGCCCCGGTAAAATTCCCACTTATAGAGAATTTATTGTAGATACTGAAAACGATATTGCTACATTGCCCATTATTCCCGCCCTTCCTGCTGGTTGTAAAGCATATTGCAGTGAAAATGGAAACACATATGTTTTAGAAACAGATGGAGATTGGGTTGTGAAATCGCAAGGAGGGGGAAGTGGTGGTGCTTCTGCTTTAGCAGAATTAACTGATGTTGATATTTCTAATCCAGAAGCCAATCAAATTTTAACCTATGATGCAGTAGAAGAAAAATGGACGAATAATTCTCCAGACCCTTATCCCGGTTATGATGTTATTATTAGATTAGATATAGACCCTGCTGTATCTATATATACTGCTCCTGCCACTTTGTTAAAAGGTAATCGAGAAGTTGATGGGGCGAAGGCTTTGGATGGCCTCCCTGTTAGTGTGGCTGTTTATTGTTTTCTTCATGGTGAAGTTGGCACGACAGATATAGGAATGTATAATTCAAATTTGAATTATTATGTATTAGATTATAATGGAGCCCTTTGGCAAATGAGTGGTGACTGTAATAGTGTCAGTCAGAGGACATTTACTTTTGAGATTATATGGGAAGTTGATGATAGTTTTACTGTAAATCTTTATAATATAGAATAATTAATAAATAATGTTTATTTTAATTATTGGATTGCCGAATTCCGGTAAAACTACTTATTCTAATATTTATAATAATGTGGTACATTTCGATAATCTACAAGGTCATAGTATACAAAAATTTAATCAAGCTATAGATATTACAAAAAATAATAATAATATTATTTTGGAAGGTGTATATAGTTTGCGAAAACAACGCATAGAACTTTTACAAAACATTGATGTTAATATTAAAAAAATATGTGTTTGGATTAATACCCCTTACGAAATTTGCGTTGAAAGAGCAAAAAATTGCAGACCCAAAATTTTTGTAGACGCACATTATAAGGTTTTTCAGCCTCCAACATATGATGAAGGTTGGGATGAAATAATAGTTTTGCAAAACTGTTATCTATAACAAAATAAAAAAAGAGAGATAGAATTAACTATCTCTCTTTTTTTCATTTTTGAATTAATTTCCAGAACTACCAAAACCACCTGTCCCACGTTCTGTATTATTTAATTCATTAGAAGGAATCATAACAAATTCATCAATTTTATGCAGAATTAGTTGAGCAATTTTAGCCCCAATGGAAATTACTTGTGTTTCCAAAGAATCATTATGAATTGCTACCATAATTTCTCCACGATAATCACTATCAATGACACCCACGCAATTACAAGGTCTAAGTCCTTGTTTAGTAGCCAAGCCAGACCTTGCATAGATGCCTCCAAAATATCCTTGGGGAATTTCCATGGCCCATCCAGTAGGAATAAGCACGGTGCTATTGGGGGCAATCCAAATGTCAATATCATTTGCGGCATACAAATCAAATCCAGCATCATTGGGATGGGCTTTAGAAGGAATAATCGCTGTTTGCTTCAGTTGTTTAATTTTAATTGTCTTCATTTAATTTCTCCTGTACTTGATTTTTATTGAGATATAATCCACAGCCATTCTTTTCAGGACACCACATTAAATAATTACATTGGGCAACTAAAACATCTTCTAATTCAGGTAAAATTTCTAAAACTGCTTTTCGCATTTCTGCGGCTAAAGTTCTATGTCTGCTTTCTGTTTTAACACATAACCTTAAATGGCAAAAGTGGATGAAACCTTCTAAAGTAAACGCTATATTAACAGCACTTTCAGTAGCCATAGGCAAAACATACCGGGCTTGTTCTGTGGCTGTTCCTAAATCATGGGTAGAATAATAAACATGATTCTGAATTTTTTCATATAGCTTCATCGTGCTTCGCATATGTTTCCAATAGTCTGCCAATAGTTCATTATCATCTTTGATTAAATCAGGAATAGCACAAGAAAAGTTTTCTTTGTTCACTCGTCTAAAAGATTGTACATTTTTAACCACGCCTTGTTCATGTCTTACAAGTTGGTCAATTACAAAACGAGGGCAATTTTGAATTTGAAAAACAATATACTTCCATCTGCCACCAGAAAAATGCCCACTTTCTAAACAACTTTTGGCAATTGCTTGGGGATTATTAGATTGGGTATCATAACATACAGAAGTAAATTTCCCCCAATCTTCAAATAAATTTTTTACTTCTTCAGGGTTTAAGATTGTAACAATAGGGTTGTGTTCCATAAATTATTAATTCTCCCAATCATATTCTTCTACAAAATAATTAACAGAAGGGGGCGATGTTTCTTTTTCATCGTTAAAACCACAATCAAACATCACCTGAAGCACCTTGTAAACTGTGCAATTGTCAGAACAGTCATATAAAGCAATCAAATCACCCTTAGAAGGTAAGTAATAGGGAATAAGTCCCTGTGTATTTTCGCTTGTTAAGTCACAAATCCAATTTTCATATCCTAACTTACCTTCATACATTCTATATTGAATATCCATTTTTAATCCTCCTTTATTTCTTTAATAAATAACCCACAATGACAAATTCCTTCTTTTTGTTCCCTAAACTCTTTACACATACATTTTGTGTCTGGTGTTTTAATAATTTTACAAGGGCAATATTTATCATTAGCATTAACAGCGGCTAATATTTCTTCTGCCCCTTCAACCATAGAAATAATTGTTTTCAACAAATCACCTCTGCGTATTGATTTTGTGATGCCAATTCTACGCCTAAAATTTTATCTATATGATGTGTATCATTTGGAATAAATCTTCCAAATTTTACTATAATATTCTTATACTTTTTGAGTCTATTTAGGGCAATTAATATTTCAGAAGGGTAATACCCTGTATAGATAACAAACGTGGAAAATTCGTTGTTTTTTCTAAAGAAATCAATAATTTCCACTACTTCATTAAATTGGTCAAATGGTTCTAATCCACCAATAACTATTGCTTTTGTTATAGGATTATTAATATACATATTATAGATGGTTTGAGGGGAAATATCAATAGTTTTTTGATGAATAATAGATTGATTTTGACAAATAGAAATATCTATGTTTTGTTCTTTACAACATTTCCAATTACAAATAGAAGAAATTATATACATAGAAGGAATTTTATAATTTATAAAATCTTCAGTGATTATGTCTTTAATTTTCATAATTATATCATTTTATCCATTGACATTGCATTATACCATTGGCGCTTATCAAATTCTTGTTTACGAATTTTTTGATAAGAAGATACAGGTACATAAAATCCAACTACTCTTGAATAAGTATCAGCTATAGGTTGCCCACATTTAGGACAAGTGGAAGTGCCTATAAAAGCGTGTTTATCTTTACATACAGAAATTTTGGTAGTAAATGCAAAATAAATTACACCTTGCGAAGCTACATAGTTCAACATTTGCCACGCACTTTCTTCTGTTGGGAAGCGTCCTTCTGTATTAATATGGGCTATACATCCACCACCACAGCGTTTATCAAATAAAGAACCTAAATGACATTTTTCTTGAATGGTACATTTTTCCATTAAAGGAATCCATTGATTAGATAAAATAAAATATTTATTATCTTCATAAATTAAATTGTTAGCAGTTGCCATAACCCCTGCACAATTTTCAGCAGGAATCATTTCAAGATTAAACTTAAAATCACAATTATGAATATTCACAAAATTATCTTTTGTTTCATTAATGATATTTAGAATTTCTAATGTAAAATCTATAGCTTCATTAGAATAAAATTTATTACCAAGTTCGTCTGTTTTAATTAATCCAAACATATCCATAACTTCAAAATTTCCTATCCCGCCAATGGTGCAAAATTGTTTATTTAATTCTACGGCACCTGCTTGATAGTTAGGCAATAAACCTTTTTCTATATTACGTTGTAAAATATAACGCATAGAATACAATGCCTTGCAATTTAGTTCAACACGATTTTTAAGTATTTCTAAATACTTCTTTTTATTAAATTTAGATTCGTAAGCAATTCTGGCAAGATTAATTGTGCTAACTCTACAAGAACCTACAGATAAGGCGGTTCCACCAATGGAATTAATAAAGGGGTCAAGTTCTTGGGTGTTTGATAAGAGTCTGCAACAATTAGACAAAACCCCAACATTATCACTTACAAAGAAGTTGCTATCGCTCCACTTGATGTTATGGCTTGAACACCATTTTGCAAAGGGTTCATCGACGAACTTGCCATCCTTATAAAGAAGCGAATATGTTAATCCTTTGTGTTCACAACGGTTCGCTACGCCGTTGCCGTTCTTTCGAACAGCTCTACGTCGCCGTAGAGAGCAGACTATATCATGGACTAAGAATTAGCCCCCCTGCGCTTCCATCGTCAATAGCTTACGATGTACTCTCTTTCGAGATAGTCGTTGCGCTTTCCCATCTATATGGGCTTAGTTCAGGATTGTCTGAATAATGCACATCATAATGACACTGTTCACACAGCACCACCATATTAGTTTCATTGATAAAATCGTCGTATTGCATCAGTTGGGAATAGATAGTATTGATGTTGCCATCGTACCTATTGTTGATAAACTCGGTGAAGATAATGTTGAACGGTTTAATATGGTGACATTCCATATTTCCACCGCGACGTTTACAAAATTCACAAGTGTAATCCGCATTTCTTATTAGTCGTTTGGAGAATGTCTTAAAAATTCCACGCGCTATTTGTTTTTCGTCGTTATATCCTTTATAATTTGGATTATTTTCACCGCAATATCTTCCAATTAGCGACTCACTAATGCGATTTCTAAGTTTAATATCTTCGATTTTGCTTCTGCGATTTGTAATTCCGAGCTTCTTTAGTCTAATAGTGATATTGCTTCTTTCGCATCCGAGAATATTTGCTATTTCTTGGTCGTATAATCCCTGATTGTGCAATTCAAGTATCTTTTCGGCTGGTATGCCTATTTTTCTTGCCATTTTATCACCCCCGCTTAAAGAAGGTGTATTATTCAGAGTTTCCCTGAGTTCACAGGGTTTGCAAAACGGGTCGCCCCGTTAGGCCGCTATTATTTCAACGGGATATGTAAACATATTTTCTTCTCTTATTTCACTAACCACTTCCATAAAAACTTTTTGCACATTAATTAATTCTTCAATTTGGTCAATAGCAAAACTACCATCAGGAAATTCTATATCGCCAAATAATTCGGTTAAATAGCATCTATCAAAAATTGATACATTAGTAAAACTGCTTTGGTCAATTCTAAGAAAAGGTTGATTTAATCTAAATATAAATTTTTGAAATTGTTGCTTTAGATAATAATCAGGGTCTTTCATGTAATACCCTTCTACTACATCTTTCTTCCAAAAATAATAGGCCCAAATTAAAACATTAGGTAAACCGACAGCTCCCGATTGACGATTAGATAAGAAAGAAACAAATTCAATGACATCATCGAAATAAGTAGTTAAATGCTTGGGAGGTTGATTATTATAATTTTTTAAGAAAAATAAACCTTCTGTAGCTAATCTTGTTAAATCGTTAGCCCAACAATACGGGAAATAACTGGCTGTGGCTGAATCGTTCAAATATAAACCTTTATTAAATTCCTGCTCTAACCACTGCTTGGCTGTTCTTAATCCCCATTGCTTTTTAATAGTGATAAAAATTTTATTTAAGGCAAACAATTTATCACTACTTTTTCCTTTTTCTGTCATAAAAGACCGAATATCACGATTGTTAGCATTAGAATTAGGGTCAATACTGACATCTGCTAAAGTATCTTTTTGAACAAAATTATTAATAAATTCAGAAAAGTCTAATTGACTTGGATGAACGCCATTAATATATTCAAAGTCTTCCCCATATTTCTTTTTCAAATCATCTAAACATCTTTCAAAATCTTTGGAAAGATTTAAGTTAATTTCCATAAGAATTCACCCACTTCACAGCTTCGCCAAAATTCATTAAGCAATCATTAACTTTGAGCCAAGGTACTGTATTAGAATTTATTACTTGCTTTGGCATTTTTTCAATTTCTGTTTCTAATCTAAAAGAAATGTTTTTTTCATTTAATTTCTTTTCAAGAATATTACATTTAGGACAATGCGTTGAATATAAAATAATTTCCAATAAAATTCCCCCTACATATAATCATAATCTGCAATTTCAAGTCTTTCGACTTCAGACCCACAAAAATCTGCTTCAGAAACATAAGCAATATCACATATTTCTAACGCTTTACAAATTGCATCATATCCTGAATCTTCTCTATGTGTTGGTGCAATGTCTAAAATTTTTTCCATGTCTACTTCTTCATCTACATTAAATCTGTGATATCGCACCGTAGTTTCGGCAATTAAATATTCCATATCCTCCCCTCCTTAATTTTCTGACATTAGGTTACTTAACCAAGTGTTTCTATCCATTGTTTCTACGACGTTTATTCCGCTTTCGACACAATCCTTGTACACAATTTCTATCAATTTTTCCTTTGCGCGACTAACAGCAACATACAAAAGATTGCGTGTAACAAGTCTTTTATGGTTTTTGCCTATAACAGAAATGACAGCTTTGCTTTCGCATCCTTGGCTTTTGTGACAGGTAATACAATAACCAAGCAACAGATTTTTAATTTCTTTATGAGTAAAAACAATTACACTTTCGTCAAACTGGATAAAAATTTCAAAGGTATTATTAATACCATATCGTATGTCACGAATAACGCCAATATCGCCATTCATGATGGGATTGGTTCTGTCAGTAGCATAATAATCGCCATTCGCGTCTATATCTGCAACTACTGCTTTATAATTGTTTTGGGTATTAATGACTCTATCACCTATTTTATAATGAATTTGCTTTACTGGACGATTACGAAGATTTATTACTACCTCTTTTTCACTATTATTAAAAGCATTTTGAATAGCTTCGTTAATAGTATAAGTCCCCAAAGTAGATTTGTTATAGGGGCAAAGAATAAGAATATCATTTTTATTATACCCTTGAAGCAAAAGATTGCTATATTCTTCTACAATTTGATTCAAAGGGTCTGTGTCTATGTCATGATAATCATAGTCATTTCCTTCAAAAACAATATCACCACGCCCATCCATATTGCCTTTTCTTGTATTCGTTGCAATTGTAGCAATTCCAGAACTACCGTATCTAAACACTTTTGTTAGTTCTGCTATAGGCATTTTGTTGGAATTAATAATATCTTCTACAATATTTCCACAAGAAATAGAAGCCAATTGTGCGTTATCACAAATAAAAATAACTTTCGTTTCTTTGGGAATTAATTCAAACACAGAAGACAACAGCTTTACACCAACGCAAGACATTTCATCTATGATAACATAGTCATAAACACTACCTTGAAAATCCCCTCTTGCCAAAGCCATGTGTATTGTACTTGCGCTTCTTCCAGTAGATTCACGAAGCCTTTTAGCGGCAATGCCAGTAGGGGCAAGGAGAATATAAGATTTAGCATAGTGTTCAAGCATTTTAATCAATGCTTTGGTGGCTGTAGTTTTTCCCACACCTGCCGCACCAATCATCATGCCTATAGAATTATCATTAGCTATTTGGCAAATTTTATTCTGTTCTTCTGTCATTGTAAATCCAGTAATATCCTTGAAACTTTGCCAATCCATATCATCTTTCATAGGATGGTTAATTCTATATTTAATATTATCTGCTATGTTCAGTTCTGCTTCATAAGTGCTTTTTAGCCCACAAAACTTGGTGACATTATCATAATAAATGTTTTCATCATTCTTTATGATAAGGGCAACATAGTTACTAAGTTCAGGATAATCTTCATCTATGATTTCTTTGATAATTCTTGCATCTATTTTTGTGTCGCCATCTGTTTCGTTTTCTTCAAGATAATGATAAATACAATATTTAGCCCTTTCTTCGCTATGCAAAAATTCAGGCAGGGCAGAAATAATAGTGTTGTCTATTTTATTAAATGACCATTTGCTGTGTTTATTCAACACTTCGTAAGGGTGCTTGCGATATTCTTCTTCCCAAATTTCTGGAATATTATAGGCTAAAAACAACTTAGAAACGATTTCAAAATCAGTAATGTTATAGGGTTTGGTCTTGGCAAAAAACAAAAATACGCCAAAATTCTCCCTAATTTTATTACAATAATCGGTGAATCTGAAGTCCCCCACGTTGTAAATCTTATCTATGTCAATTTCAGCCTCTTGATTATTCAAAACCATTTCCACGAAATTGGGATAAGCATTATTTACATTCTTAGCTTGGTCTGCTGACATAATCTGCTCAAGCAAAAGCAGTTCATGTTTGGGGTCAACCTTAATTTGACCAACATAAGAAATTCCTGCATAACCATTAACAATATAACTTGCATCATATTTGGAATTTATATCGGGGCTAATATCCAAACACACGCTTTGGCCTATGATTAGACTATTAATATTAGTTCCAGACAATGTAAAATTACCATATTTACTAAGCTCTACATCGTTATTCCAATTATTAGGAATACAAGACAGAATTCTAAAATCGTTTTCTGGATTGAAAAAAATTTGTTTAATGGGTGTAAGTGTTACTTCCATAAAAATTCTCCTTTTCTATGATAGTGTTATTATACCATAGAAAAGGAGAAAAGTCAAGTATTTATAGTCATTTTTTCTGTTTGTAATTCTACTGTTCCATCTTCATAAATTTTATTAATTTTACTGACTTTGTGATTCAAAACAGAAGATTTATAGCTTTTAATTACAAATTCTGATTCGCCCCTTCTGTAGCCAGTTAGCATTAATAAAGTACCACGATTAAGCCAAGATTTTTCTAAAACAATTTTTTTGCCATCTATAATTTCGCTTTCTTGTTTCTTGAGATAGGCATAAAATTCTCCATTAAATTTAACTGAAACCACATCATTTTCTGGGGTTAGAATTGTAATTAAATGGTGTGAGTCTGTCCTATCAATTACTGTCCCACAAATACGATATAATTCAAATTGCTTCCATGTTCTTCCTTTTGCTGTTCGTTCTACAAAAATAGGGTCAATAGGAATATTTTGAAAAGCAGTTAAATTATATTGTAAATAATTAATATTGTTTAATTCATGATTGTTAGAATAGTAAGAAACGCTTTCCATAGACCAATGATTGGGGTTTTGGTTGGGCAAGATTTCATTAAATTTTTTACGCAAGCTGGCTTTATAATATTGCGTAATAAAGTTAGGTGTGTTAATATATTGTTTTATAGATTCAAAATCAGGCTTAAATATTTTTTCTAACCATTTGTCTACTACTACTGTTTTGTCATTTTCTTCCCAAAAATCTACACCATTTTGTCCTAAATCAATACAATGTTCATCAAAATATTTCATAGCTTTATTATCAAGCCAATAAAGTTTTTTAGACTTAAATTTTGGATGATTACCATAAAGAAATTGTTTTGACGTAACATATTTATAAAAATTATAGTTTTTAAAAATATCTTTAGGCAGATGTAAAGTGGACTTTATATTTGCCATATTTGCCATTGTCAGTTGCGTAGGTTTTTTATTTGACAAAACAAAATATCGTTTCATGATTTTCATTCTATCAAGATTAAATTCATCAAAACATCCTGCTTTAATTAACTGTATAATTTTTGAAGGGGTTACAAGAGAATTGGTATAGGTGTTTTTTCTATAAAAATCATCAAAAGATGTATAAGGACGGTTATTAATAATTTGTTGAGCAATTTGTGTATTGATGCCAGCTATCGAACCCAAACCAAAAACAATAGAATTATTTTTTTCTATGGGGGTAAAAGAAGTTTCAGAATTATTAATAGAAGGAGGCAATACATTTATGCCAAAATTTTTGCTTCGATAAATAGCTTGTGCTATTTTACCATAGTTTGTTGTTTTGTTTATTTTATTATCATATTCTTCTTCATCTCCATTTGAATTATCGCTTAACCCAGCATTAACAATTAGTGCGGCACAATTCCAATATACAGAAGGATAATGATAATATAAATTCATTTCTTGCAATGCTTCTACGCTGTACGGCATTACATGGCACTTAGAAAAGGAATAATTAAGTTGAGGTTTTATACATTCTTCCCAAACATAATTGGCAATATTTATAGAATTACCCTTATCTTTTACTGCGTTATAAAATTTTTCTTTTAATAAATCAACTTCTTCATTTTTCTTTTTCGCAATTATTTTTCGTGCTTTATCTGCATCAGCAAGTCCAAATCCAGCAATCTTTTCTTCCATACAAAGTTCCATAACATCTTCTTGCATAGAAGGGCAACCATAACAATAAGACAACACTTTTTCAAGTGCTTTTATTTCTTCCTTATTCGTTATACCATAATCTTTTAATTCTTCATACCATAGGTTTCTATTATGCTTATAAGCAAGAAATTTATCTACAGGTTGGATGCCATTTTCTACATTTATTCTCATAAGAGAATTAGCATTTGCCATTTCTTCAAGGGAGTGTGGTTTAATTTTTTGAATACATTTTCCACCAACAGGAGTAATAAATTGGAATAAATCGGTGATTTCTCCATTGGAACATTTATCCCACATTTCTGTTGTGGTATAATCCAAAATATCGGGGTGAAGATAAGTATTGTAAGTTTCTCTTAAAGTAGCTTTTGGTTGAATTTTTCCATATTTAATTAAAAGTTCTATACATACTTCTAATTTATCTTGACATTCTGTGGTAAGACTATCATATTTTAATCCACCACAATAATCACTATCAGGCATATCCCAACAAGTCACATCATCGCCACGGGGGGTTTTCATTAAACTATTTTGTGCCAAATAACCATTTTTAAAAATGTATATCCCCGAGGCATGAAGTGAAATGCCAGATATAAGCCCTTCAATCATTTTCACATATTCACTTAAATCAACGCCAATATCTTGTTTTAATTCTTTAATTCTATTAACCAATTCTATTACAGGTTTTCTTTCTTTTTCTGAATTGCCCCATAAGCAATCTTGGACACTCCATTGTTTTCCTCTTTCAACGGGAACAAGGGAAGATAAGAAATCAGCTTCTTCGTTAGAAATACCAAGCCCTCGACAGGCAGTTTTAAAAGCAGATTTAGTTGTTTCTGTTTTGAAAGTGCAAATATTAAGAATATTATCTTCGCCAAAAACTTCCCTTAGTTTTGCTATAATTTTAGGGCGATTTCTGGCTGAAGTATCTAAATCTACATCGGGCCAACTTACTCTTTCTGCATTAAGGTGACGATAGGCAGGAAGATTCCATTGGATGGGATTCATTTGTTGCATATCAATAAGATAAGCAGTATAATATCCTGTCACACTACCACGACTAACACCAACAAATCCAATTTCCCAGCAAATATCTACAATATAATCTACAAGATTATAATATGCTGACATTCTTGCTCCAAGTTTATCACTAATTAACCAAAGCTGTTCAAGTTCCCACGCGATACGACTTATATTTGTTTCATTAAATTCTTGGTGTTTGTTGATAAATCCTATTTCTACCATATATAAAAAATATCTATCTTGTTCATATTCGCTATAAGCAAAGTTTTGAATATAAGGATATTTTTCATACCAACTTTTAAAAGTATGTTTCACAGAAAAATTTATGCCATCTAAATTTCTTTCTGGAATAATGGTGGTGTGTTCCATATCAAAAAATTTTACATCTTTTACAAAATTCCAACCATTATTTACAATTTCTGCATATTCTTTATCTGTAAAATAATTGAAATATTCACGCTTTTCTTCTGTAGTCATCATATAAGTTGTGGTATAAAAATCTTCTTCTTCGCCTCTGTCGGCTTCGCGACTTGTAAGAAAAGCCTTATGTATATCGTGGTGTTCTTTTTTAAGATAATGAACATCGCAAGTAGATATACATTTAACACCATGTTCTTTGGCAAAAGTATAAGCCCATTTATTAAATTTAATTTGGTCTGGGTTGACTGAAGGTTGGATTTCTATTGCGAAATTATCTTTACCAAAAGTTGTTACACACCAATTAAAAAATTCAATAGACTTATTTGTTTCACCTTTAAGAAATTGTGAAGCAAATTCTCCTCCAATACAAGCTGTACTCGCAAGTAGATGTCCTTTGTTATTTTTAATTATATTTTCTATTTGCTTCCTATCATTAGGAACTCTACGCATTTTCCCCGTAAAGAAACTTGATTGCCACCCAACAGCGTTTATTTTTCTCAATTGGTCAAAACCTATCTTATCTTTGGCAATTAGAATAAAGTGATAAAACTTTGTTTCTTTGGGGATATAATTTGCTTTAACTTCATTAACATCATCCACTACATAAATTTCATCACCTATAAGGACTTTAATATTTTCGCCTTTGGCTTGTAATTCTTTAGAATATTTAATAGCAGTTATAGCTTCGCTGATACTGGCGTGGTCTGTAATTGCCACGGCTTTCATACCAAGTTCAACAGCCCTGTCTATTAAATCTTTTGTTTTAATTATACAGTCTAACATACGCAAATTAGAGCCGTGCGTGTGACAATGAAGTTGAGTATCATTCATCTTTTATACCATATTCTTTCCATGATTGTGTTTATGTATCATTTTTTACCCAATAATATCCTTTGTATTTTTTATGTAATTTAATACTATTGTAAAAACTATTTGCCCCTTTGACATTTAAAAATTGTAACGCTTCTTTTACTGAGGAAAAAACGAATTTAACATTTCCTTCATCATCTAAAGCAGAAATAGATTGAGTTTTATATTTTCTTGTTGAGGGTATAGGAAAATCTATTTTTATTATATCCCATTTTGAACCATTTATTATATCAGGAATATCATGATTAAAAGCAAACCATAGGCTATCTCTACTTATGGGCAGGTCTTTTATTTTAAAATATTCCTTAATTTTACCATCTGCTGTATATTCAATATATTTTTTTCTTGATTTACAAGCTACTTCAAAACTTTTATAAGCGTCAATTTTATTAGGTACTTCTCCATATTTTTCGATTAATATTTCACAACTTCTATAAGTATATTCTTTATAGGTTAATCTTCTTATAGATATGCAATCATCAGAATGTTTTACACCTTTTACAATTTCAATTAAATTTCCATTCTTATCATATTTTGCATAAAACTTTGTTATCTTTTCTTGTGCTTTTTTAATATTTTCTTTTGATTGCATTTTTCGTTTTTCAGAATCACAATTTATTAAGCCGTGTTTGCTTGCGTGTTCCATATTTAACTTTTCATTACACCATTCTAAATTATTGGCTTTATTATTTGTTTTATTTCCATCTATATGATTTATTTGGGTATAAATTTTGGGGTTGGGATTTTCTATGAAATATAAAGCAACCAATCTATGAACCAATATTTTTATACCTGTTCCATCAAAGCCACGATAACGATAATAACAATAACCATTATATTTATTATAATTACCATTATTTTTTACAAAACTTTTTCTATAAACCCTTTTACCCATTTTATCTACAAATTCATATTCTTCTCTTTTTTTAGGCATTTCTAAACCTTTGATATAAACACCCATTAATAATCCTCCATTTCAATGAGTGCCAACAAATCAACGACACTAATATTCAATTCTTTTGCCTTGTCCAAAACACGATATGGGTCAGGCTTATAGTCTTCATGGTTATTACAGCCATAGGCGTAAAAATTTCTATAATAACAGCCATCTTCCATATTATAACGTGTGCAATATCTACACTTGCTAAACTGATTCATAAAACAAAATCTCCTTTCTTAAAGTATGTTTATTATACCATAAGAAAAGAGATTTGTCAAGTATTAATTAAAAACAGTCTTCCCAACTTTCATTAGTTTCATTTATTAAATGAATTTCATATTTATCAATAATACATTGTGGTGTTTGAATTCCTTCCCATTCATTTATAGTTAAATTTTTTACAACTAATTCAAGTTCAAATTTATCGTATTTTCTAAAACTATTTATGTCTTCATTAGTAGCAAAAAATTTAATGCAATCTATACCGTTAATTTCTAATTTTAAGGTCTTAAAACTTTTTTCAAAAACAAAAATATCGTCTTGCGTCAATACGGTTTTAATATAAAAAGTGGGTTCAGGACATCCATGCCCCCAAAGTTCCTTTTGTTTTTCTATTTCTGCACAAAGTTCCAAAGTAATATCTTCAGGATTAATGGCACAAGTTACTTCTACATTTGGTGTATTAGATAAATTAAGTGTTTCAAGCCATTCTTGAAATTGTATGATATTATCTTGTTTTACAAATACACCGCAAGCTTCTTCATGGCCTTGCGCTTTTGCCAAACCACTATCATTAATTTCTGTAAGTAAAGGTACAGGACTTCGTAAACTTCCAGACAATGACCCATAGCCAGTGTCCCTTAACAGTATTACAGGTTTGCCATATTTTCCTAAGATTTTATTGGCAATTAAGCCCGTAAAATTGGCGTTTTCTGCTTGGGTATATCCAAGTATTACCTTTGTAGAAAAATCCAAAATAGGCTCAATTTCTCCCACAATATCTTTGACTTTTTCATCTTGTAAACGCTTTATTCGGCGTAATTCTTTAAGGGCTTTATCAGGTTTAATTTGACCAATTAATCCATCAAAAAATACAGACTTGCTTTCTTGTTCATTGCTTCTTGCAAGGGCGTTTCCCAAAGGCCCAATATCCCATCCTATAGCTTCTGGCGTATATCCCCTCTTTTTACATAATTTTTTGAAAAGAAAATCTACAAAGGGGTTGGTAATATGATTTAATCCAAAATAAATATAAGCACGATTTTCGATATTAGATAAATCACAAACATCTGACACAAGACTAACTGCCACTAAATCTTCATAGTGAGGATAGGGAATATTAAATATTTCGCAATAGGCCCTAACAAATTTGTCTGCTACGCCTGTGCCGGAAAGATATTTGTTATTTATACCTTCATGCTGATTATTGACCACTATAGCATAAGGATTATATTCTAATATAGCATGATGGTCTGTAATAATAATATCTATACTATTATTTTGCAATAATTTACATTCTTTAACGTCATTAGTGCCAGCGTCAGGGACAAGAAGAAGATTAATGTCACTGTTAATGATGTCTTCTATTAAATCACTTATTCCATGTTGCTTTCCAGAATGAAAGAACACTGTAATATTGTCCTTGTTTACTTTAAGGCGAATTAAAAAATTATATATTAATGATGCAGAACAGCAACCATCTTGGTCTGAATCACAAATAATACCTATTTTAGATTGATTATTAACATGATTTTTTAATGTTTCACAAGCCAAACCTATATTAGTATAATTCCAAATATTTTCAAAGCATTGTTCGTTTGGATATAAATATTGGTTTACATCTTTTACCCCTAAAGCTGTAAGATATTGAGTAATAAAATTAGAAGATAAGTGGTCAAGTTTTGTTGTTATATTCATTTATTCCTCCACTTTTAATTGTAATATAATAATCTTTTTTATTTGTAATGCAATCAATAGCTTTTTTATCTGATAAACAACAAACACAATGCCAACCATTTTCTGATATAATACCACGACTATTAAGACAAGTCCTACATCTGTCCATAACAAAATCTCCTTTCTAATGATACTTTATTATGCCATAGGAAAGGAGATTTGTCAACTATTAATTGTTAAACACAGTTTTATTTAGTCGTTCTTTGGCATAATTACATTGTGCTTCGCTAATTTCGCTACCAAAACAATTTAATCCCATTCTTTTGCAAGCAACAGCCGTTGTACCAGTCCCCATAAAAGGGTCATAAATAGTGGCTTTTTCTTTAGCGTATATATTGAGTAATTGTTCACACAAACTGCTACTATAAGTAGCTTTGTTTAAATTGCATTTTCCATCATTATTTGGGGCTTCAATATAATTAAAAATATTTTTATAAAAAGTTTGACCATTTCTACCTACTTTGCTAATGGGTTTATTTGCATTAAATGTTTTAATTTCTGATTTACGACAAAAAACATAAATATCTTCTGTAATTCGTGTTAGTTTATTAGAACTTACATTATTTGGTAGGGCGTTTTTCTTTTTCCATACAATTCTATCAGCAATCGTAAATGATGTATAATCAATTATATCACTCAGCCCCCCCCAAGTTAAACCAATACTCTCTGTATTCATAGAAGCGTCATTACCATAAGATACTTGCCAAAGAATTACACCGTTTGAAGAAAGTATGTTGTCAAAAGAATTAAACAAATCTACCCACCAATTTCTATATTCTTTAGCGGAAAGATTATCAATATGAATATCATATCTACTTTCATTATTATTTCTGCTTCTTTCTGAATTAAAAGGTCTGCCAGTATTATAAGGAGGAGAGGTTAAAATAACATCTACTTTTTTATTGAATTTTACCATTTTCCTTATGGTTTCTTCGCATTTTTCATTAAATATTTTTATCATAATAAATTCTCCTTTCATATGATACTTTATTATACCATACAAAAGGAGATTTGTCAAGTTATTTTATTTAATAAAATTCACCCTCAATTTCAACAAATACTTTCAAAAATTTTTCTTTTACTTTTTCAAATAAAAAACTACCATCCATATCGCGCTTCTTCTTGAATAATCTTTGTATATAATCTTTAGGATAATTAGGCAAACATTTTTTGCCGTGTTCCAGAAAACTTTGTTTGGTTGTCCATTTCCAATAATGGGGTACACCATCATAGGGAATGTGCATTAATTCAATATTATTACCAACGATATAAATAGTGTTATTATTATCTAACAAACTCACTTCTGCATTGACAATTTCACCATTCCAATCAAAATCGCCACTGCCATAATATGATTGATAATGGGCTATTTTGCCACCAATTCCAGCTTTGTAGTAACTTGGCTCATCACCACAATACATAGCTTCTGTGTAATTGGGAAATGTTTCCATCATCCATTTTTTATCCAAAATAAAACCTCCTTTATATAGTGATTATACCATATAAAGGAGGAATTGTCAAGTATATTAATTATATAAAATATATATTCTTTTTTGGCTCTAATAAATTTTTAACTTCTCTATTGGGGGCGGTTAATCTGCAAGGGATGTCGCACATTTGCATATTGGTAATGTGTTGTTTCTTTTTCTCTAATATATTATTGTCCATAACATTTCCTATTATTTCATAAGGTTTGTGGCAACAATACATTACCTCGCCATATTCATTAATAGCTATTTGCGACCAGTTCGCAACGCAAGAATTTTCTTGAGCGCCAATTAAATTCCATTTGAAATTGGCAAAGATTCTTTTATCTTTATTGTTCAAAGTATTAATTGTATCTAAAATATTATTAAAATTTTGATTTTTATAATATTCTCCATTGGTAGATTCTACGGGTCTAATAGACATATAATCTACTTTTAAATGTTTATGAGCATTATAAAATTCTAATACATCTTTAGGATTCATAGCAATCATTTGAATCCCTATGGCAGTTTTAATATGATTGTTATTTTTCCATTCTATATAACTATTAATATTATTAATTACTTTGTTATATTGATTTACTCCACGATTATTTTGGTATGTTTGCTCATTGTATCCATCAAGCGAAATTTTCAAATAGTCAGGAGAAATTAATTTTAATACATTAAAATTAGTATTAATACCCCAATGCAAATTATTTTGAGTTAAATAATTAGCTATTTTATCAAAATCTGGATTTACAGTAGGCTCTCCTCCACCAGTTAAAATAAATCCTACAATTTTTAATTCTTGTAAGCGTTTTACATATTTAACCAAATTATCAAAATTCATATAATGACTATTAGAATTTAAGTCCCATCTTTTATAGGTACAATAATGACAGTGATTATTACAATAATTGGTTAAAAAAATATCTGCCACAATAGGATTTTGTTCGCCAAAAACTCTATCTAAATAATTAAATATTTTTCCTTCAGAAATATTTGTACTCATATCTCAATCCTTTTATATTTACTACTTATAATTTTAGGTAAAATTTTATTATATTCTGTTCTAAGAATAAATTTATTATGTTTATTTTGTATTATTGTAAAGGCTATTGGATTATATATAATAGAATATAAAGCATGATAATCTGATAATTTGTTATATAAATTATTCATACCACCAAAATTATTATTGTTTTTACTATTATGATATGCAAAAGCCTCAAGTTTAATACATTTTAATTCTAAAACAATAGACCCCAAACTTCCATTATGAATACAAGACACAACATCTTCTAACACACAACACTTCCAATCGAAATTAATATTAGTATTACGAAAAAACGCATTAGCGCATTTTCTTCTACAGTCAGTATCAAAACTATGTATACCACCTAAATAAGAACCAGTATTGCCAAAGCCCAATATCGCAATGTTGGCTTCATTTAAATAATTACAAAATTCTTGACAAACTAAATCAAAATCATTGATTTTAATTTCTTTTAATTTGTTATCAATATTTACTCGATGATAAAAATTTTTAATATCATCATCCAATACTAAAAAATTTTTAAGGTTTAATTTCTTTGCAAATAATTCACAATATATTCTTGGAAATAAACAACAAGAAATAGATAAATTATCCTTGGTTTCAAGAGAAGTATCTGCTCTTAACGCAATTTCTTTTTTATTAAATATTGATAAGGATATTTGTTTATTTGTATATAATTTATATATTTCCATATCTTTATCTTCGTTGTCTATGATTAAATAAATTTTTCCATGATAATTACATTTTTTTAACGTATCTAAAGTTAATAAATTATTTGCTCGTTCATGTGTAATAATAAAAATTGCAAAATTACTCATTTCTTATAATTCCCACTAATAATTTTTGGAACAGCGTTATTCCAATTTATTCTATGATGTATTCTTATATGTTGATTATTTATAGTTCCAATAGAAACACAATCGGGATTAGCCAAAATTGTATAGAAAGATTTGGAATAAGTGCCACTTTCATTATAAAATTCACTCATGCCACCTTTTGTTTGTTGGGTATGTTTTTGTTTTAGGGAAACATCACACACAGTTAGAAATAATTTACCAATTTTGCCCAATCCAATATAAGTATTTACATCATCGTTCATTCTTCCATAAAACTGAAAATTATTTGATGTTTTGCAAAAAAAGCTATTCATAGCTTTCCTTTTAATTCTTGTTTGAATAAAATCATTTTGTACACCCCCAATAAAATCTCCATGTTGGGCAAAGGCAACAGATGTAGCGTTGGTATCATTTAAGAAATCTATAAAAATATCAACGATTGTATCAAATTCTTTTATATTGCAGATTTTTAATTTGTTATCCTGTGGGTATCTGTAGGCTAATTCAATATAGTCATCATCAAATTCTAAAAAATATTTTAGCTTTAATTTTTGAGCCAATGTAAAACAATAATTTCTTGCATATAAAATACACGCCCTACTGCCATTATTATCATAAGTATCTAAAGATTTTTCTATTTCTTCTTTATTAAAAATATATAATTTATCTTTATATAATGATTTATATGCGTCTATTTGAGGGTCATCATCACTAACAATAATATAATAAAGACCAGTATAATTGGCCTTAGTTAAAGTGCGTAATGTAGCAATATTATTAGGTCTATTATAAGACATAATAAAAATAGCAAAATCAGTTCTCATTTTCCTCTAATCTCTTCTCTAAGATGCTATTAATTCTTTTGTTTAATTTTACATATCCTTTGGCAATAGCGTCATCAAAATCAATAATTACCAAGGCTGAATCTTCCATAAGTTCTTGCATTTCTTTAGACGCAGAAGCATAATAATCAGCTATTTTAGAATAATTAAAGACAACGTGACGATGAGCCGCCCACAATAAGAATTTTTTCTCTACATCTGTAACATTGGAATTAATAATTTTTTCTTTTAATTCTTTATATTTAGCAATATTAAAACATTCCTTTAATTCTGGTGGATTATCTTTAGGTATATATTGTGGAATATTGGTTTTCAAATTATAATTTATTTCACTCATTAATTAACACCCCTTTTTCTGCTTCGTATTGAATAATCTTTGCCATATAGCAAAACCACCTTTCGTGCTTATTATAACACAGAAAGGTGGTTTTGTCAAGTATTTTATTTACTTCGCACTAACCAACGCCATAGCTCTATCCATAATAGGATGACCATTCATGATTCTACCCCAATTATTTTCTGCGTAACTATCTGTTAGTCTTGCAGGATTGGCATGGGTAATATAGTCGCTAACTGCGTTCAGAAAACCCCACTTAGTATTCATAAACTGAACAAGGTCAGGTGCAAGCATACAAGCAATAATGCCACTTTTTACTGTATCAATATTATTCTTCTTGCGTTCTGACATTTCATCGTTCTTAGGAAACATTTCGTCAAGAACCATGTTCACATCTTCAGGCATAAACTTAGCTTCAGCAAGCTTTTCAGCACTTTCAGAAAGACAGTCAAGATAATCATTAGCAAGCTGAAGTGTGTGCTTTGCCTCCTGAAGTTTACTATTCATGTCGCCCATGTGCTTCGTAGACCAGCTACGATTGGCAGTATTGAGCGCAAGGTTAAGCGTGTTATTACACACTACACGAATAGGTGTAGAAATAACACGAATAGCACCCGTGCCATCATGACTATTTGTGAAACAAATATAGGGGTCAAATTTATCGCCAAGAATCTTTCTTTCAGGCATCTTGGCAAGAAGCCAAATTACCTTTCCATTTTTCAGACTTCCTGCTGTCTCATAAGTTACGCCCTCGCCAAGAAGGGCATCTGTAAAATCAAAGGCTTCAAAGTTCTGTACAATTTTATAACGATTGGTAACAACGCCAAGAACACTACCATCGCTATCTCTTGTGTTAGCCTTGAACCCCTTAATTTCGTTACCATTAACATCATAAATGGGATTACTGTTTACATTCCAGTTAAGCCCAGCCAGTTCAAGCGCATCCTTACTTGTGGGTGCTTCTTGAACAATTTCTCCGAGTCCATGCCAAGGAACTTCGCGCACACTCATCATAGTTTCAACATTAGCCGACATAATACATACTTCCTTTCAAAAATATTTTTTTGTTCTTTCTTAACTACAATCGTATTATACCACAGAAATATGATTTTGTCAACACTTATTTTTTATATTTTTATAAAATTACTTAATTTCCCTTTTATGTTCCCAAACATAATCGACGAATCTATCCCAATTTAATTTAATTTGGTCATATACATCAATTTTCTTTTCCTTAACACGATTAGCTCCAAGCCAAGGACTAAGAACAATTTCATATTCGCTTTTAGACCAAAAATAATACATTAAATCATTCTTCAAATCTTCGATAAAATGTTCTTTATTGTTTTTATTTTTCTTAGCATTTTTAATACAATCTTTCCAAAAATTGGAGTGTTCAAATATATTGTACGAATTAATTTCGTTTGTATTCCAATCTTCAACATAAATATACCATTCTAACATATTATTTCCCTTCTTTCATATAATTGATTCCATGTTTTTTCATCCCCATCAAAAGGACTACATTTATACCAATTTTTTAGCCCTATATTATTATACACTATATCTACTTCGCAAAAACCCTTAAACATTTCCCCAAGATGAATCATTTTCTTTTCAAACTTTTTATATTCCTTACTGTTAGCATTACGAAAATCGCTATCTAAAGCCAATGTAATATGATTTACACCCATTTTGATTAAATTTCTAACGCGAGACAAACCTATATTACTGCCATAAAGGGCTAAAACATTAGACTTTTCACGCCACCAACTATCAGCTTTAAGAACAGATTTTTCTCCTTCTACAAGAATTGCGTGTCCTGTTCTTTCTATTTCTGGACGATTATAATTTTCGCCATAAAATACACTATTAGTAGGAAATTTGTATGTAGTTCCGTCCAATAACTGCAAAGGTCTATATTTTCCTTTATCTATTTCTTCAGGAAGCCAATGTCTACATCTAATCCCTATTAAATTACCTTTTATATCAAAACAAGGAATTGTAGTCGCTTGTAATCTTGGATAATAACCTATACCATATTTTTCCATAGTATCTTTCGTTATACCCTCTTGAATCCAATTATAGGGTATAATAGGGTATAATTGTTTTAGAATATGATTGTTATAAATTTTAAGCTGGTTTTCTCCATGCTTGATTCTTAAATATTTTCCTAAATCTTCTTCCCAATCATAAATATTTTTGGTATTAATTCTTTTACAAGTATCAATTTGCAACCCTGTAATTGATAATATATAATTAATTGCATCAATAAAAGAACAGACTTCACCCCCTGTGGTTTTTACAGCTTGCACCAATCCAATTATATCATAACTACAAGATTTAGTATAACTTATATATATTTTGGTATCATTGTAACGATATAGTTTTGGCGTTTGTTTTGCAATATCTTTATATTTATCTGCATTATAAAAAATAGTTTGGGTAGAATTTTGACTTGCTATTCTTAAACCCAAACTACGTTCTATTGTTTCATAATCTGAAAGAGTAAGAATAGTCTTTAATTTTTTAATATTAATATTCACTAACTATTCTTACCCTCCTTTTTTACTTTAGCAGTTCATAAACTTCTTCTCGACTAATATTTAGATTATAATATCCCACACTACAATTAATATCGAAGCCATCTTCGCCATAATCATCAATATCTAAACGCATATTGCCACAAGCGGATGACCATCTATCTTCATTATGTTCAATCATATAGCGAAGTCCACATTTAACAGCTTTTTCAATCTCTTCTGGACTTACAATTTTACTATTTTTGCTTTGTCCAAAATGAAACCAAGCATCAGGAAATTGTCCTAATCTGTCATGCTTATGGATAATAACATCTTCTCCACACTTTGGACACATCACAGCGTCGCCATAAATTGTGCTATAAATATCGTTATCATCATAAGCAAATCTACAATTACATTCAGGACAATTGAATACAACTTCTTGTTCTTCTTCAAGTATTCTCATTAAAACATCTCCATAAAATTTTTAATTTCTTTAACTAAAATATCAACATCATTAATTACATTATCTACGCCAAAAGAAACTCTAATAGTTTGTCTTGCAATTGTTTCATCGAACCCCATAGCTTTTAATACACTAAAATCGGCATTTCCAGAACAAGCACTATGACCTACTCCCACATAAATATCCTTGGAAGCAAGATATGTCTGTAATGCGTCTGCATTAATATTGGGCAGATATAAAGCATTGATAGCTCTTGTTCTATCTATCGTGTAAGGTCTAAAGCTAAGAAATTGAAGGTTTGTCAATTTCGTTAAACATTTAGTGGTGTATTGTATATAAATAGAATCCAATATATTATTATTGGCCCAACTTAATGCTTCACTTAACATTTTAATACCACTAATATCAAGAGTTCCATGCACCAAACCATATTGGTTATTTTTTTCTTTATTTAACATTAAATATCTTGCAAGTCTATTGGAAATCCACATACAGGCAATATTTTTTTCTGTATAGAATTTATGCCCACTAAACCAAATGGCATCACAATAAGAATCCATAGCTTTGGGTAAATGAATATGCCCTATTGCGGCTGTCGCGTCTACGCCATAAAATTTATTTTCTTGATAACCAATATATTCATTAAAAATTTTTTGAATATCAAATACATCGCCAGTGATAGGATTTACTAATTGTTGACAAAATAAAGAAACTTCGTATCTATTAAAAATTTCTAAATTATCTTTGGTTAAAATAGAATTAGAAACATTAAACACGCTATCATGTTCATAAGGTGAACACCATATTTCATCTGTGGCAAATTTATTAGCCAACCATTCTATAGCTTCAGTAGCACTTCTAAAAAATAAAACATAACCACTATTAACACCAAGCTCATGTTTAATGCTTTCCCTTGCTTCATCTAAAATTTGTTGTTCCTTTTTAGCATAGACCGTATTAGAATTAAACCATTTACTATCAAAATTATATCTATAAAATTTAGGTTTTGTGGTAGCGGCATTGTCTAAATATATCGTTATAATCGTCCCTTTCGTTTAATATCTAAAATAATCAATTAAACCTTTAATCAAACAAATTATGGTAGTGACCCCTATGGCAATTCCTCCTGTTACAAAAACCATGACAAGAATATCAATTAGAACATTATTAATATTTTCCATTATTTTCTCCTTTTATTATTGTTTTCTTCTACTTCTTCTTCAATAATCTCTTCAGGAATTTCAAAGCCAATTGCTTGTGTATTTGTTGCTTCTCTATTATCACAGTCATGTATAGCACATTCTAAATCATCTAATTCCAGTTGCCACAAGCGTATTTGTCGATTAAAAAAGTTTTGAATAAATGCCGCAAAAGCATCTAACATGGGCATGAAAATAGTATAAAAAATAATTGTAATTGCCGCAATAATTAATTCATGCAAAATTAAAATTCCCCTTCTAAAACAGGTTTGGGTATATTAACCAATTGATTATATTGGTCTACCACTATAAAATCCTTATTTCTTAAAGTGCCTCTATCAAAATAACGAAACACTTTTAACTTTTGGTCTGCATATTCACCAAATCTACTTTTATAAACATAAGAAATTAAATTTGGCATTGGGTCTTTATTCCTATCAAATCCTCTGCGCTTTAAGTATGGCTCAATCATCTTATATTCCTTTAATCTATCCTTAACACTTAATGAAATACAAGCCGAATCTAATTTTTGTTTGATTGCTTTACTACTGCTTAAACAACTTTCGTCAGGAAATTCCATTTGTTTTTCAGCACCATTTAACTGACTCGCTGTCATTACTGCCACATTATATTCTTCAGCATAGGCTTTAAGGTCAGTCGCTAAAGAACGCAATACCAAATCTTCTCTGGCTGGAATTGAAGTATTAGATTTATATTCAGCAGATATAGCCGATTGCAATTGCAAATAATCAAACCCTATTGTAGTTGTGCCATAATTCTTAACACAATCTTCTATCTTACGTTTAATATTTGCACTTGTGAAGTCAGGCATATCTACCAACATCATATTACTATCTTGTAGTATTTGTCCTGCTTTTAATACACGATTTTTTTCTTCTTGTGACAATAACCCCATTTTAATATGTTTTTCATTTACGCCAGAAACACAAGCCAAAAACATAGGATTAATTTCAGTTCTTGAAGCCAATTCAGTATGAATAAATAGACCCGGCCCATCATAATTTACATTTTTTATAAAATCATTTGCTTTTTCATCCCACAAATACTGAGAAGATATACCACAAAGGTCTGCTATCATCATACGCGATTTGCCATTCCCGGCAGGTGCGCTATTCATAATTAAATGTCCCCTACACAGCCCCATAAATAATTGTGTTAAATAAGGGCTTGTAAGAAAACTACCAAAAGCAGGTTCTTGCTCAAATTCTTCTATTAAACTTTCTGTATCTTCACCAGCCAACATTTCATTTCGCACAAAATTTAAGTCATATTTACTTCTTAATTCATTAGCTTCATGGTCTATATCATTTAGTATATCTTTAATAGTCCATTGTTCTAATTGTTTTTGCGCTTTTTCTTCTGATTCTATTTCGTTATAATATTTTGAAATACTATAACCCTTACTTTTTAATTCCCTAAGTAAAGCAAATTTACGAATAGTGTCATAATAATAATTAAAATTGTCTACATTTGCTAATTCTTTAACAGTAGATACATATTCAAAATAATTATTATCAACTAACACTTCTTTTTGGGCTTCATATTTATCAATAAAATTATCTATCTCTAATTCTGTAATGTCACTAACCCCATATTTCGCCAAATGTTTTATAGAAATAAATAATATTTTATGAAATTCTTGTGGTGCAAAATCTGCCTTGGTTAATGGCGCGTCTGGCCTTAAAGTTAAAGAAGGATTGTTTAATAAACATCCTATTAACATTGAAGCTATGTTATTATTGTACAACAATTACCATTCAATCCTTCCCTTGTATCTTTTCTTCTTTATTTTTACTGTTTGTTCTGTAGGAATTTCAGCCAATTTTGCGTTTTCTATGGCCTCTTTGAATTCCATACAAGGTTTAATATATCGTGGAAAAATTTGTCCTAAACCATAATTAAAATCCCATTCGACACCTTCGTATATATGAGCATATTTACATACAAGATACATTTCTTGCCAATCCAAATCATATTCTTCTTGAATATCTTTTGCCTGTTTCATAAGATAGGGCCAATTTGCCGTATCATTAGTCCACTCTTGAATGTAATCTGTAAATTTCCTGCGGTCTGTATTAGGTTCAGGCTTAAAATTAACTAATGGTTTAGGCGCAGATTTAATTTTACAATATCGCTTAAAACAATCTTCTGAACAAAAATGTAGAGATTTATATTTATTACCTTGGTATCGCTGTCCACGAAGGATTTCTTTAGAACATACATCACAGGTCATTTTGTTTCCTTTTATTAATAAAATAAATAATCAATATTGTGGTTCATAATCTTCTATTTCTTCATCATTGGCATAATCTTCTATAGCCATTTCAAGATGTTCGTGTAAAGTTGCAGACAAGTATTCAAGGTCATCTTTGTTTTTAACTTCTAAATTTTCAGCTAAATCCATAATCATACATTCAAAATCAATTAAAGTTATATAATTAATATTTTTCATCATTCATTCCTCGCCCTCCTCTGCTGGGATGATAGTGTAGGATTCTCCTACAAGTTCATCAAGCATCAGCGCATAATCTTCACTGAAGCATCGCGTACCAATCGCTCTGTTCAGAAACTCGTCTGCATCAATTACTCTACCATGCGGCGGGATGGGGACTGCAATTACAGGTGTTTTGCTCATTTGGCACAGTCCAAGATTTCCGCTCTCGTTATCAAAATAGACGCTAAACACTTCTCCGCTTGAAAGAATCGCAATAATTTTAGTATTATCACCAGTGGGCATTTCCATACTCTTAATATAAATACTCATATTCTTATCACTCCCTCTTTTTAGTCAACATATCTGCAATACAATAATAAATAGTATCAAGTATGTTTTCCTTTAATTCATAAAAAGGATATTCCTCTATTCTTTTATTTACTTCTTCTACTATTTTATTTTTACTATCAATTAACGCTTCTTCAAGATATTTGACAGCAGGGCTTTCTGTTCTGCCCCAAGTATCTGTTCGTCTAAAAATTTCATATCTAAGTGTGGAAGAATCGTCTAATACTTTCATTACTGTTTCTTTTAGTTTTGTCTTAAATTCTTCTTTATGAACATTAAGTTCTTCTTCCACTATCTTAAACACATATTCATAACTAAGATTGGTTAAAATTCTTTCAATATCAGCTTCGTTACGCAATTGATTTTTAAAAGAACATCTTAATTCTTGTATTGCAATTTCTCTAATCTGGTCTTCTTTCAAATAGTCTTGAATATTAATTTCCATAATAAATCCTCCTTTGCTCATATTATACCACAAACAAAGGAGGAAGTCAAGTGTTTTATTCTTTATCGTTTTGTAAAATTTTATTTTGATTATTTTTATACAAATTAATTTGAGTATATTTAGGACTATTGAATGCTTCTTCCACAGACCAATGACAAGCATTTAATCTTGCTTTAATTCTATAATAATTTAAATTTAATTCTTTAGCCCACATAGATAAAGATTGTGTTTTACCTTGATAAGTTATCATTTTATTAGAAGATGTATGATTAGCTTGGGTTTCCCAATCTGCCCACACACAATTTTCTGGACAATAATTATTTGCGTTATCTATTCTATGTATTGTTAATTCTTCTGAATATCCATGAGTTAATGCCCACTCTTTAAAATTTTCAAATTCTTGCCATTCTTCACACACTTCTATTCCTTTTCCACCATAAGTATCATAATGTGTGTCCATTACAGAATAGCACCTGTGACGCATAGCCCTCCAAATTCTTACCAATCGAGCGTCTTCTTTTGCATATATTCTGTTTTTTATATTTCGTTCTCTTAATTGTTCTTTATGAAGACAACCACAAGATTTTGTATTGCCACTTCTCAAATGATTCCCATCAACAATAATATGGGTATGATTTTCGCAACTACACTCACATTCCCATAAATATATCCCTCCTTTTGGATGACCAACTTCTTTCAATACTGTCAATCTTCCAAAGGTTTTACCAGTTAAATCTTCATGAGCTATTTATTATCTCCCCCTTACTAAAAGATATAAGGGTAGGGCAATAGAGTAAGGATATTGCCCTTTAACATAAATGTTTGCAACCATTTATGACCCCTATTAATTTTTTAATTATTTAATTGTTCTTCAAATTCATGAATAATCATTAAAATTTGTTCAATTTGTTTGTCAGAAGCATTGCTAATTTTATTTCCAGCGCCCAAATATTTTTCTACGATGTCTATAGTTAATTCTTTGTCCTTATTAAACATTTTTTTATATAAAGGCTTAACTATGTTAATAGCTTCATCAAATGAAAATTCGTTATTTAACATATATTCTTGTGCTTGTTTTTGTTCATAAGAAACTGTGGCATTACCACTTTCTATTTCTTCTTGTTCTACTGCTTTTTGAATTGCTTCTTGTACATTTTCTGCTGTAAAAGGTGTAATTTCTACAGGCATATATTTAAAGCGAGAACCAGCAAGAAATTCTGGGCAAGCCTTAAAATAAATGCTTGACATTTGAGGATTTCCTTCTGCGTCAAATCCGTTGCTTTTAACATATCCAATAAAATCTACTGCATCTACGATTAAATCAATAGTTCTTTTGTCCCCTTTGGGATAAAATTGTTCATATTCTACCCCTGTTTTAGGGTCTTTCATTTTTCTAATTTCAGAATGTGAAATAAATACAACTGCATAGCCAGCATTAATTAAAGGCGACCATTCATTAAACCATTCATTTTCATATTCTTTCCATAAACCATAACCACTATTGCCATCATTTAATCTATCAACGCCTTGCATACCACACACATACTTATCGCACCATTTAATAGCTACATCCAAAGAGTCTACAATAATTGTTGAGTACATGGCTTGTGCTTGTTCTATGGTTTTAGGATTGGTAAGTTGTTTACGAACCTTTTTAAAATCACTCCATTTGTTCAAAGGGGCATAAGGCAGTCCAGAAATTGCATTAATACCTTGTTCAAATCTCAAATAAAACGGTTTAGGAAATCTTGTGGCTTGCATTGTTTTTCCCAATTTTCGCTCGTTAGAATGAATAAGAATTAATTTACCCTCAATTCCTTTTGATACAACGCTTAAAGATGGATTAAAAATATCAAATTCTGCCATATATACTACTCCTTAAACTCCTTAGAAATCTTCGTCATCGTCAAAAGGATTATCATCATCATCGTCAAAATCAAATTCAGGCTCAACAACCTTGGACTTCTTCTTCTTCATAGTGGACATACGCTTTGTAGTAGGGGTAGTAGAATTTCCCTTTTCGCCATTCTTCTTAATCTCAGACAGCTTAGTGTCTCTTTCTTTCAAAGCCATCTTCATAGCCTTTGGGTCAATCCATCCATTATCAATAATATTACCATCGTCATCTTCTTCTTCAGGCTCTTCAATAGCTTCTTCCCCACCAACGACTACAAGAATTTCCCTGTCAAATCCATTGGCCTTAATTTTACCACTACTACCAAACATCTTCTTACCACTTATCTTGCCGCCAATGTGTTCGCTAACCACATCGACATCAAAATTAGCTGTACTTCCAACTTCGTAACAGTCTTCAAAGGCTTCAGCCAAATCTTCCTCAACAAAAGCATTAATAAGAATGGGACTTGCCGCATAATCAACCGCCACAAGAACAACCTTCAGTCTTCCAGTTTCTTCATCATTAACCTCTTCAGGAACAACAGACTTAATAAAGAAATTGCCATTTAATGTACAGCCATATTCTTCATCCTCACCAACCCTGCTTGTGCTAATTCTATTGGCGTTCCATCTAAGACCAACAGAAACATCCTTTGTGTTGGAATTATAATAAGCATTTTCGCTTACTCGCCCATTTACAAGAACAAGGCTTGCATTTTCCCTGTCACCCATAACACTATTCTTTTCTTCAGTGGTACCAAACTTAGTAGTAATACTGCTATTAATTTCAGGCGTGAGTTCAAGCCAACTCAGGGCGTTATTCCATTGCTTAGATTCCTCTCCCTTAGAAGTCATTCTATTACAAAAAACATCAAACTGCTTTACGCCATTTCCAATGTTTACAGTAATCTTGCCACGGATACGCTCACTCTGCACCTTTTCATTTGTTTCCCGGTTGGTAACTTCACAATCTTCGTGATACAGGTCAAACTCACTAACCTTGCCAACACATCTAAAATTCTGCCTACTCTGATTCAAAATTCCGCTCATATTTTTTCTCCTTGTATAAAACTTAAAATTGGTTTAATATTTTCTTTATACTTTTGTTTAATATAATCTTTAATTTGTTTTGCAGAAGTCATGTTTCTTGTATTTTTATAAATTGTAGAAATACAGGCTTCCCATCCTGCTACAATACCGATATTAAATTCACGCTTTAATCTGTCTTCAATTGCCTCTGTGACAATATTGGTAATTTCTAATTGTTTATTTTCATCCATGCGCTTCACCAAATGCTGTGTCGCAGAAAGGGCAAAAATCTATAATTTCATTACCCTTATCAGTTTTAACATAAGTGGAAATTAAACTTTTTCCACAATAAATACATTTCCTATGTTTTTCAAACCATTGATAAAGAATAATTAAAGCCCTGTCTAAACTGCTGTTCTTTTCAGGTATATTACATAACTGCCAATATAACCATTTCATACAGTCTACTTTTATTTCTTCATTGTTTTCAAATTTAGTTTCAATCGCTTCAATAATTTCATTAATCATTTAATTTTTTTCCTCCATAAATTATCTTATTTTTTAGCTAAGTTATGTACATATACCCCTCCTTAAAACTTAATATCATTCATCAGATTGACCACTTTATTCTGTGGCGTATGAATATAAGTAGTAGTCACTTTGGCATAATCACTATGTCCAAGCGCATTTCCTATATCTGCCACAGGAACGCCCATCTGAGAAGCAGTAGTGGCAAAAGCGTGTCTAAGCCAATGAGGACTTATTTCATTCCAACATTCAAAACCAGCCCTTTTAGCATTAGACTTCAAACCCTTGCACCAATTGGCGTTATTAATTTTATTGCCACGATGGGAAATAAACAGAAGTTCATTATCATCTTTTCTTTCAGCCAAATAAGCATCACAAGCCTTTTTAGCTTCGTCATTGATATAAACTTCACGCAGTTTATTTCCTTTACCAACAATATCAAATCTACGCCTATAATACTGTTCTTTAGTTATACTGGTGGCTTCTGCAAAGCGCATACCAGTAGTAGCCATAACAGTAATCATAGCCTTGTCCCTCTTGCCTCTCGCGCAATTAATTAGCTGTCTAACCATACCAACTTCAGGGTCAGGCTTTTTCTTATTAACCACTTTGGCAGTAGCAAGACCATTGGCAGGATTCTCGTTAATCGCATGACCATTTACAAGAAAATCAAAATAGTCTTTTACAGCCACAACTTTAGTATGAATAGTGGAAGTAGATTTTCCACAAAGCCCTGCTTGCCAATTCACAAGGTCAAAAAAAGTAATTTCTGTTTCAGGCTTATTAATACTCTTCAACATCATATTAATATTGTTTACATAGGTCTTAATTGTATTTTCGCTTTTACCAGCACCGCGCAGATAATCAATATAATATTTATTCACCATTCTTTTGACCTCCTTTTGTTTTTGTATGTGTATTATACCATAAAAAACATTCTTTGTCAAGCATAAATAAAAAAATAACAGGGGAAATTTTAACCCCTGTTATTTTTATAAAACGCCTTTTACCACCAAAGGTCAAACCAACGAATGGGACTGAAAGTAGAATTATAAGTGGTATGAAAACTTCCATAGTCCTTAATGAAAGCCTTCAGTAAATCATTAGCTTCCTTAAAGGCGTTTTCTACTTCCTTTGCCCGTTCTTTGCGCTCACTTGCAAGCTTTTCCTTCTTTTCCTTTTCTTCTGCAAGTGCCTTATCGTACTCTTCTTCGGCCTTGATACATTCTTCCACAGTTTCATAGCGTCTCTTTGTCTTCTCGCTATAAATATACATGGATTCCTACCTCCTATATATTAAAGTGGCTTCTTGGTTTACAATGGCTTGACCATTGCCTTTAATTCCCTTCAGCCATTGGGAAGAAATTAAGTGGTAATAAAGCTATTATAACCTTTTTGTTTCAAATCATTTACCACTTTTTCTGCGTTTGCCTTGTTGCTAAACGCACCAACTTGCACCTTATACAAGCCATCAATAAATCTGACATAAGCATTTTTGTAACCAGCACCAATAGTGTCATTTAACTTTTGAATTTTTTGTTGATACTGCTGTGCATTACCTTTGTTGCTAAAAGCCCCTGTTTGGACACGATATATAATTAAATTTTTCTGAAGATAAAATGCCACTACATTATCCACAGGGCGTGAATATGTTTGCTTTGTTTTGACCTTCCCCTCCACTAACAATCGTGTACTGCCGCCCCCATCTAAATTAATGGCTTGGGTAACACACAATTGCAAAAGCATTTGTTTTAACTCAGAAAAATTCATCCCCGGACTTTCAACAACAATTACATAAATATAATTATCATCATAAGCCAAAACAGTTCTTCGTGCTTTATAGTTAATTTCATTTCCTATAGAGGACGAAAATGCTTTACCATCTTTAATCAATATAGGATATGCACTAATAAAATCTTTATAGTTTTGATTATAGAAATCTGCTTTTAATTGATTATTATTAATGCCAAACCCATATAACAATTCACTTGTATAAGAAATTGTTTTATTTTCATCGACATAAGTAAACAATGTATTGCCATTTTGCATATTAAAAAATCCACCATTAATAAGCAAGTCTGGCTTAATACTTTGTCGATTATAAAACGATTCTAAAGTTTCTGTCGGTTGTTTGCATAAAGCAAAATCAATTTTTGCGATTTCATGTTTGCTTATTTTATAAATATTCGCGCATGAAATTTGTAGTTGCTCCATCAGTTTTCACCTACTGTGATTTATAATCATCAATCATCTTCGATATTTTTCCATTTATATCCATAAGCCGTTTTTCGCAAACCATTACAAACAGCCCTAATATGAGAAATACAGTTTTGATTAAGATTCAAAAAACGTGCGGCCTCGCTTCGAGAAGAAAATATATGCAAAATTTCTTCGGTGTTTTTATCTAACATTGCACATGGTTTATTTTGCTTTGAATGTGGCATTGGAGGAGTATAAGCATCGTTCCAATTTTCTGTTTCCCACCCGTCAATAGAAGTGTGTTTAACAATAGAAATAGTTGTGGGAAGATTATATTTTCTACACCAACGTCTTAGCTGATTAGCACTTACTCCAAAATAATTGGCACATTGCGTATAGTTTTTATAATCATATAATTTTTTCTTGATAATTTCTCTATCTGGCACAACAATTTCCATTCTTGAAAAAATTGGTTCTACTGAATCTCCTACAAAAGGAATTAACATCGTATTCTTTTCTAACTTTTGTAAATTTTTAGCACCAAAAGTAGGTTGTTGTCTATCACAATTTGGACATAACCATCTTAAATTTTGTATCCTATTATCATGATTATGTCCATTAATATGGTCAAGATTTAGTGACAATGGTTTATCCATCCAGACTCCTTCATTACCACATAATTCACATTTATAAATTAAAATATTATATTTAATAACTGCTTCCCTTAATCTTTTTTGGGAGGCTAACGAATTTTTACAAAAAATTTCATCAAATGATAATTGATATTGATTTTTCCTTCGATAATAAGTAAAATGTTCAACAGATATATTATATTTATTCAAATATTTCTTTAATGTATTATTGTTCGCACCATTCACACAAGAATAACCAAGTTTAATTAACACTTCACGATAACTATAACTATTCTTTACAATGTTTTCTAATTCTTCTTTTGAATACTGATTAATTAATGCCATATTCTTATGTTTTCCCCTTTCAGAAAATCGAATTAATTAAGCAAGCTCAAAGGAAAGGCTTTGTTATCTCAATAGTTAATTACTCTATTGCTCCCTTGCTTAACTTAATGGCAGCGGGTGAGAAATTTGAATTCCCTCATAAGGCTTCAAAGACCTTTGTGCTACCAATTACACTAACCCGCCATATATATTGTGTCTGTCTGTCCAGACTGCCAACCGTCTTTTCCGATTTGTCAAACAGAATATTCTCCACCTTTTGCCATTACTGTTATTACTGACGCAATTACATGACGCGGTTCAAGGGGCTTCTTTATAGGACTTATCCACCCATACGCCTGCTATAGTATAAACTATACTGTCCACGTAGAATTACTTTAGAGAATTTTCATAATCATCAAGATTCTTACAGGCTTCAGAATAAATTCTTGAAGCATCTGCAAGATACTTCTGACTTTCATCCACCCATTTACGAGCGAGAATGTAAAAATCAGAATCCTGTGTCCATCTTTCCTTTGCCTTGTTAAGTCGCTTCTTAGCAACTTTCATGTCGCACCTAAGTCGAGCAAGGTTCTTGCCCACATCGTCATCATAGGTATCAGCAGGACTACACTTTGCAATCCCCTTAACAATCTTTTTGGCAAAAGTCGAAACACAAATCGTCCGACCATTACCATCCGTATAATACTTGTACCTTGCCATTTTGTTCTCCTTTCTTTTTTGTATGTGTATTATAACATATATTTTTGATTTTGTCAAGTGGAGCTTCCACCAAGAATCGAACTTGGATTTTAGGTTTACAAATCCCATGTTTTACCATTAAACTATGGAAGCATGGCGACCCTTGCCAGATTTGAACTGAGCATTACAGCCTTGAAAGGGCTGTGACCTAACCATTAGTCGAAAGGGCCATTGGGTGCGGAGGTGGGTACTGCCCCCACTGGGTTTGGCTTATGAGACCAAATTGAAGACTTCTTCGCTCCGCGTTATTCATGCCGTTTTTATACAGAACGGTTTCGTTAAACTGTGTAAAAACTTTATTTATATTTCCAAATACAACCATGATAAGATTTCTTATTAGCTTTATTGTGTATGACACACCAAATAATATTTTGAATTATTTTATAATCTTTATTTGGTTTAGTAAAATATCTTGCGGCATCAGCTAAAGAACCAAATTCATATTTCATCTTACCGTTATTTTTATCATATCCAAAAACAGCTTTTGCTTGTGGATTATTAGCCCCAATTTTATTATGTCCCAATATATGTATAGCATGATTAATATTCTCTTGAATCGTAACCCATTCTAAATTTTCTGCTTTATTATTTTGGGTATTGCCATCTTTATGATTTACCTGATTTCGTTCTTTTGTCTTTCCTTGCACAAAAGTTTCTGCAACTAACGTATGAATTCCAAAACCTTTTCTAATATGATTATGATAAAAATTAACTATACAATATCCGCTATGATTAATTGAATATTTAAGTATATTGCCCTTCTTACCATATACATTACCTTCTGTATCTACTTGATACATTTCCCAGCCCTTAATGTTTACTGGACGTTTTTCATAAGTCATTTTTCTTCTTCCTTTTCAAGATTATTTTTTAAGGGTGGGGTAAATGGAAAAGGCACTTACCCCCAAATATAGTGGTTAGCTACCCACTATAACCCCATATTTGGTGCGGGTGACAGGCTCTGCTCCTGCACGACATCAAGTCGAGGGATTTTAAGCAAAACTTAAATTTTTGGACTATCTCATTACCTTGTGCTATTGCATTTAGGTATCGGTCGCTCTTGCCTGTTATTAAGAAGATTTACTTCTCAGGTAGTCTCTACACCTTCCAAAGATTTATCTTTGGCTTGGCTCGCCCTCCGCTTCCCTCAAGCATCAGCCGAATTCAACCGATTTTCGATATACATTTCTGTATAAAGGGGACTCACTTTACAGCTTTCCCTTGTGTCTACTAATTCCACCACACCCGCTTATCAACTTACATTGGCATTATATCACATTTTGTTTTATTTGTCAAGTCTTTTTTCAATTTATTTTTTTAGCTGAGGCAAGTTCCAACGAATAGCAATCTTCCTTGCCTCTGATAAATTCTGTTCTTGTAGTTCAGGGCATTCCGAGTGCTACCAATTATATCCCCATTGTGTGATTTATTATAGTGGTTTCGGCTTCCACTTTTTCAACATTGACATTATACCACATATTAGATATTTTGTCAAGTGTTTTTTGTGGGGCGTATGAAATGATTTGAACATTCATCTTGCAAATTAAAAGTCTGCTGTTTTACCAGTTAAACTACATACGCTTATCACCTTTAGTATGGTCATTATACCACACATCTTTCAATTTGTCAATAGCAATTTTCGATTTAGATTTTCTGTCAAAATTCAAAATGCAATTTTCGATTTCAAATTTCAATTTCAATTTTCCAATTCGATTTTCCTATCTTATTTTTCAATTTCAATTCAATTGGCATTATACCATATAATAATTAATTTGTCAATAGGCAAATTTAACTTTCTATTTTTAAGCACTTACATATAATATAATGTATAATAAATTTCTTAATGTATTTATAGAAAAAATGATACTAAAATCGATTTTTCTTTTAGCAGTATAATTATATTACTTGACAATAAAAATGGATTTTAACTGTTAAAACCTGCAAAATATATTACGTTTTTAACCCAATGTGCGAAAACTTCGACAATACAAGCCATAATAATTAATTTTCAACTGAAGAAATTGAATTAAAATCTTTTTTATATTCATAATATTATATGATTCTTGGATTTATATATGCGTGTAATTCTAATTAAAACTTAATCCATAATCATTATCATCATATTATATATATATGTATGTATAAATGAAATGCCAATATCAGCAATTACATATGATATTAGTCTTAATTTTATTGCTACATATTATATATACATATAATTATATACAACATCGTACAATCCATAACAATGGTCATAGTATCAACACATTATTATATACATATTATATATTGGTGATAGTATAATGATTTGTGAATTAAAATTAATTATAGTAAATTAATTATTACTGGCAATTTCAATTCACCTAATAATGTAAATTAAATTTTATAGGGAAAATTAATTAATCATAATGTAGGTAAATTTGGGCTAAAAAAATTTTTTCAAGTTCTGCAAAACTAAAAACTATACAAATTATTCATAATTTTGCAAAACTATCAGCTTGTTTTTATAAAACTAAATCGCATAAATATTCTTTTTTAATTTTATAAAACTATCCATAAAAAAATAAACAAAAAATAAGGGGAAAATTCCCCTTATTTTATCATATTTTCCATATAAATGCCAGCTTCTACCAAAATTTTATACCAATCTGAACACATTTTTGTATATTTTTCACTACGAATAAAATCATGATATCTATTCTGAATATCATCTGAATACACTTTGTTTATGCAATTCTTTTTTGTACTGCCATTACAAACAGCTTGTCCACACATAGGGTCAATGGCCCACCATGTCCCAGAATCTCCCTTATAATACTGAAAGTTATCATCCTGCCAGCCATCATGTTTGACGGCTCCTTTATTAGTCCATGAATAAAAATTAATTTTCTTCATAATAATTATTCCCCCATTCAATCAGTTTTTGAATTTCTTTGTTTTGCACAATTTCAAATTCTTCCCTGCTTTTAGGATGGAAATCAAAATAAATATTATTATTATTATTATTAATTTTCCATCCTTCGGGGGCATTTTTTATTTTATGTGCAAATTTTACTTGTATTTCAACCATTTTATGAGGCTTTTTATAATGTCCAGCACAGCAAAACGCCGTAATTAGTCCATTATCATTAAGAGTTTTAATAGCCTCCTGAATGGCATAATCAATCATGATTAAATGCCATGATTGACGCTCACAATTACATTTTGTAATTTGCCTAAAACATTTTGGGCAAACATAATCTTTATAATGATAATTATTTTTCATAATCATCATCATCTTCATAATAATAATTGTTTCTAAAATCCATGAACGAATCAATCATACGAACTGCCGTATAATCAATCGCATCCAACAGATAAAATTCTTCAATGCCATTATCAACGTATCCTTCGACGATTGTATCAAAATACTTTTCATTGGGGAAACTATAGCCACCGCCATATTTCTTATTCATGACATATGCAATAGCTTGAGTTTTTTTCCCCTTATATACAACAGGTACAATTTTTGTAATATAATATTTAGGGAATCCTTCATAAATATCCAGTTTCTCCCAATCCTCTTCTGCTATTTCCCAAAGCAAAACAGGAACTCGATTATCAGGATTATCAGACCTTTCAATATCCGCGTGAATATCAAAATAAAGCTGATAACCGGGAATATATCCAACTCCAACCACTTTTGAATTTGGACAGCGAAAAGCCATCTGGTCAAGATTAATGTTACTACCGTATGCCGCATAATAAATTATACTCATACACATACCTCCTTATATTCATTTGGTTGCATTATACCACATAAATATTCAAAAGTCAAGTGTGATTTTTTGAAGTTTTGCAAAAATGATTTTGCGTAATTTATAGTTTTTTATTTTTATAAAACTATTTTCTATGTTATATATACTTTTATAAAACTATCTATTGGATATAAAAATTTAAGAGGCAAATTTAATTGCCTCTTAAAGAATATCTTCATCCATTAGACACTGCTCCAGACCATCATATGTCTCATAAATTTCTACGGGAGAATCGTCTACATATCCAATGACCAAATAACAAGTTATATCTCCCCAAGTATCGTTTTCAAAGATATAATAGACTGTACCGTTCACATCTACACTTTCAAAAGCCGACCAACGATTTTTATAACCGTCAATCTTAATCCCCTGTTTCTCGCCAGCAATAATATTGATTTCATGATAAGTCATTATATCGCGCTCCCTTCCATAATTATTTTCTAATAGCATTATACCATAATTTCCTTAAAAGTCAAGAACATTTTTCCCAATTTTTGCAAAACTATCTTATATAGATAAAAGCTATAATTTTATAAAACAAAAGCCTTGTATAAAAAAGTAAAAGGGATTTTTCCCTTTTACTTTACTATATAACATTCTATAACTTCCATCAAATTTTCATCAATCAAAGCGTTATACGCATCACAAATTTCAGCATATTTTTTGTCCATTTGTTCATCTCGACCGACAAAGTATTTAAAATAATCTTCTATCCATTTTTCGTTATGAATAAAATACCACTTATTTTCGGCATAATATATTCTATCCAAAGGCAAGTGATATTGTCTAATGACCTTCCAAACTTCAACCTGCTTATTGGGTCGACATTCTTTGAAATTCTGAATCCCTCTAACTATGCCTTTTGTCTTGTTGTTTGCATCTTTAACTGTAATAGAGCGAGGGGAAAGTTTTACCCTACAACCGTTAATTTCATTCATTGTCATTTTGTCTTCCTCCTTTTGTTTTATCTAAATTTATTATATCATAAAAACATCAAAAGTCAATAATTGTTTTTTCTTTTTTTATAAAACTAACTGCCCTACTTATTTAACTTAGTTTTACAAAATTAAGGATACAACATAAAAAAAACAAAGGGGAATTTTCCCCTTAGTTTTTATTCGCGGCTGCCAAAATGACGCTTCCATCATTGCAAATCACTTTCAGCTTTCCACCACAATTACAATGGAACCGCGAAGGATTCTGAACAACTTTTCCTGCTCTATCATAGACCCAAACATGACCGCAGCTTTCACAAATTACATTGTATTTATAATCTTTTGCTGTCCTATTGGGTACTCCCAATTCTTTAGGCGAATTGGTTCTTTTAATTTGATAAAAGGGGAAAGCCTTATTGATTTTGTTTGCCTGACACTGCCATTCTGTACCATGGTCAAAGCAACCATCAACAGTATGCAGAATCTCATGAATGATAGTGTTTTTTGCCGCTCTATCATTCAGACCATCCTGCAACAGTCTATCAGAAATGTTAATTTTGTAGGTATTGCCTCTCTTACAACACTGTCCCCACCGCTTTTTAGCTCTGGAATTAACAGTAACACTAACAATGTTGCCGGGCTTAATGCCAACAGACTTGACTTCTTCAATGCTTTCGTCAAACAACTTCTTCAAATCTTTCACAAGGCAAGCCTCCTTTATTTAATTCTAAAAACATTATACCACAAAAACGTAAAAAGTCAAGAAAAACTTTTTCAATTTTTGTAAAACTATTATTATAATAAACTTGTAGTTTTATAAAACCATAGACCCAAGACAAAAGAAAAAACAGGTTTTTAAGCCTGTTTCTTCCATACATAATATTCATCATAAGTCATAACCGCCCAACCACCGCAGACCTTTGCGATGGTTTCGTCAGAACGCTTGTTTTCTTGCGCTTCCTTTTTAGTATCATAGATTATCATTAGCTATTCCCCCTTTTCTTTTCATTTTTGAGAATCAGGTATACAATATACCCAAACACAACAGCGGACAATAGACCGCAACCAAAACCCCGTAGGAATGTATAAAAAATAATTTTGTCCATTATTCCGCATCTCCCTTCTTGTGCTTTCTTTTTCTGGAATAACTCCCTTTTCCCTTTTTAGATTTAACATAAAAGCCTCTGCGCTTAAACTGTAAATATTCTTGCAATTCTTCTTTAGATTTTTTCAATCCTTTTTTCATTTTTTCACATCCTTTCTATAATTTATTATAGCATAAGACTTTATTTTGTCAACATCTTTTTTTTCAATTTTTAGAAAACTATTTTTTAATTTAATTTTAATTTTACAAAACATTGTCTCTAAAGCAAAATAAAAAAGCGAGAATTAATCTCGCTTTTTAAGCATTGGCTCAACCTGCTCCGCAGAAAAGAAACAAGAATTTTTCATGAACATCTTCCCACTTGTCTTTTCTTCTCCGTCTTCGGCTTCGCTTTTGACTTCGCCATATTTCCAAATGGGGAACTTAGCAATAGCCTTTTCGCCTCGCTTGACCTTAAAGCCTTTTACCTTCCATGCTTGAAAAGTGTGAATGGCAATAGGCTCTTCGACTACATGAACACCGCCATTTTCTAAAGGTACTTCAATTTTTCTTCCCGTGCTGGGAATTTTACCCTCACGCAGAAGATTCATGCGCTCACTCCAAATGATGTCCACATTTTTCATTTTCAAATTCCCCCTTGTTTTATTTTCTATTGTGATTATATCACAAATTTTTGAAAAGTCAAGCACAATTTTTCAATTTTTTATAAAACTTTCAAACTTTGGCGAACTTGTATCAACATTGCACAAAAAATCCTTAATATTTATTGCGTTTTTAACCGCAGAATCCATTTTTACCCTTTACCCATATACTTATATACCTAAAAGTAAAAATCGATTTTAGAGTCAAAAACTCTAATAAAATGAATGATTTTCGATTTTGATTTTCTAAGTGAAAATTGGCTGGCTAAATTTCGATTTCGATTTTTTGCAAAACTTTAAAAAATTTTTATTGACAAATAAAAAATTTATGGTACAATTATATTAGAATAAAACGAAAGGAAGTGTCAAGTAATATGTTAATTATCAACACAAGAAAAGATACTTATCACAAAGAAGAAGCCGCACTAAGCAGTATAACGGTTGGAGAATTGATTAATTTTTTGCGTCAATTCGACGATGACGAAGCAATCGTTTTATCTTTTAATAACGGCTATACCTACGGGAGATTGTCTGAATATCGTATTGAACAAATTGAAGAAGAGGAGGAGGATGATATTGAATGAATAAACTTGTCTGGTGGGTGGTTGATGATTCAACTACAAAATGTGGACTTATCGACGAAGAAAAGCTGTCAGCAGAAACTACTGAAGAAGCCATACATGAGGCCACCATCAAATGGGAAAAAATGTCTGCATATGACCAAAACAGATGTGATAAATTTTACATTGCACAGGCTCCAGAAGATGATGGTATGCCTGATTATGATAATATGATAAATATATGGATGATTAAAATAAGGATTCGGAATTAGAATCCTTATTTTTTTATATTTATAGTTATATTTTTCTAAAACTATGGGTTATGGTAATAGTAATAGTTTTTTGCAAAATCATTAATAACATTTAATATCATTATATTTTTATAAAATTTAATTCTGTATATAATTATATTTTAGTGGGGAAAAATTTTTTCGTTATAATGTTCTTGTGTATAAGGACAAAAAATTGTTTTTTCAGGTTTTGTAAAACTATCTGCTGATGGATTTTAGTTTTGCAAAATAATCAATTATGCATGAATAAGCAGTCTAAATATTCATGAATAATTTTTCAAAATTATAACAAAAAGGAAAATATATTTTTGTAAAACTAAATTTATATTTGAAACTTAGTTTTATAAAATTGAAAACAGATAAGAAAAAATTATTGAGGCATTTTGCCTCAATAATTTAAATGCCGCATTTCGTGGGCTTTTGCTTTTTGCAATACTTCAGCAGGAACAGACCTTCCGTATCTTAAAAGCTGGGAGGGCCGAGCTATAAGCTTTGTAACCAACCTACCGCTCCATTGATTGTAAACGATAATAATAGCATTATCGGTTATAACATGAATTTCTGGGCCGTTTGGATGCCCTCTATCTACGTTGACCCGAAACAATTCTTTCCCGTCCCCTCCGAGGCTTTTGATGATAGCCTCACGAAATGACCGATCCATTGCGTAATGTTTTGATTTCATGTTTATTTCTCCTTTCTGTATTCTAATTTCATTATATCACTTTTTAATTTTTTGTCAACAATTATTTTTCCATTTTTTATAAAACTATTTTCTCCTTTGTGATGGCAAAATTTTATAAAACTATGAAGTCACACTAAACTAAAATAGTTTTATAGAATTATAAATAACACATAAAATAAAAAAGAGAGGATTTAATCCTCTCTTTTCATTATTTCCTCAAATGACTCATAGCCGAGCCATTCGGCTATAACGTCATCATCGAACCAAAAAATGTCGTTGACCTTTGTTTCCGAAAGACCTTCCGGATACAAGTCCTCCAGTATGGAGAACACTTCTTCAATTTCATCATTTGTCAGATAATCGGCTGTGACCTTTCCTCCAAACCAGAACTCAAAATCATATACCGAATTAACCTCTTTATAAACCTTCATTGAAATTCTCCTTTCAATTTGTTTTTGTAATTCCATTATAACAGGTTATTTTGTTTTGTCAACATCTTTTTTTCAAATTTTTGTAAAACTATATTGCCGCAAGATAACGCCAATAATTTTATAAAACCAAATGCCTTTAGTAAAGCAAAATAGTTTTATAAAAATACTAAAAATAAATATTGACAATTAAATTATAGATGTTATAATGATATCATAAATCAACAAGGAGGAAATCAAATAATGAAGATTTTCAAGACAGTATGCATTGACGATAGAACCAAGATGGAGCTTGTCGCTTCTGATTGTAGTTACAATGCGGCTTGCTTTTATATCATGAACAGAAACTATGAGCCTACCGAAATCAAAAGCGACTTTCGGAATAATCGGACTTTGATTGTTACGAAAACAAGAGTTTTCCTTTATGATGAGCCTCGGGGCTTGCTGTTAGGAAACTAAAGAAAGGGATTTTCCCTTTCTTTTTTTATTGGCATCTTGATTTAGTTTTATAAAAGCATTAAAATATTTTTATAAAACTTTGTCGCAATTCTATGCACATTTTTAGTTTTATAAAAATATAACAACACACCAAAATAAAAAAAGAGGGATTAATCCCTCTTTTCCATCCAGCTTGTGATTCCCTCCGAGGACATCTGGACAAAAGTTACTCTATCCAGAAATCCATCGGGTACAGGAACCCCGGTAAAGAACCTGTTAAACAGCTCCATTTCTTTTGCCGCCTCTCTGGCGACGATGCCGTTATACTCGTCAGCTCCCCAGCCAACCATAATATAATCGGCGCTTGCGAAATTCTGAATGTTAATGTTTGTCATTGTTCATGACCTCCTTTTTTGATTGTAACCACATTATACCACAATTTTCAAAAAAGTCAACAAGTTTTTTCTCAGTTTTTGCAAAACTATTTTGGGATATAATAAATATTTTTATAAAACTAAAATACAATTTTGGATTTCGATTTTATAATTGGTTTTAGAAAACCTATTTTTCGATTTTGATTTTTTATTTCAAAATTATATTTTGAAAAACGATTTTCAATTTTGATTTTATCATATACTGTATTTTGTAAAACTATTTAACATCAGCAAGGCAAAAAATAGTTTTATAGAAATTGAAAAAATAAGTGTTGACTTTTGCGGAAAAACTATTATAATGCAGATAGAATAAAAAATAAAGGAGGCCAAAACATGGCTAAGATTTGGACGCGGGAAGAAATTGCTAATCTGATTGACAGCAGCGACAAAATGGTTGCTCGGTCTGTCTATCAGCTTTGGCAGCGGCAGACTATCACAGAACAAGTCGCGCAGGAAACCAGTGCTAAAAACGGCATAGGGTTCAACGGTGTAGACGCACCGTTCCTTTCCTCCTGTGCTGAGTTTTACCAGCGTACGGGCTTCTTGACGCAGAGGCAGATTGCCTCTTGCAGACGGAAGATTAGGAAGTATTCGGGCCAGCTCGTTAAAATTGCCAACGGCGAGATTTAAGGGATGTTTTACATCCCTTATTTTTTTATGCCTGATTATGTTTATTTTTGTAAAACTAAATACGCAAAAAATACTTTCATAAAACTATTCCATTCTATTTTATTTAACATTATTATTTGTATTTAGTTTTGCAAAAGTTAAAGGTAAATAAAAAAGTTAAAACAGCTCAAAATTATTATAATATTTTTTACAAAACCAAAGTAAGCACAAGACGCAGATTAACAATTAATAATTTTACAAAACCAAGCAGTTTAAACCAAAATCGTTAATAAATATTAATTTTATAAAACAATAAATGTATAACGGTTATAGTATAATAATAATTAAATTAATTATTATTTATATATATTTATTATTTAATTTTGCAAAAATTAAATAATTATTTAGGGCAAATTTTATGCGGGAAATTTTATAAAACCATAATACCCACAGCACAGGATAAAGGGACAAAATTTTTATTTCAGTCGCCCTGAAATTGATTGCAGAATCCATGAAATTGCATGAGGGATGAAATGGTAACAAGTTACCAGTTAGCAGAAGCTAACCAAAATGAATAATTATGCAAGAAAATGAATAAATATTCAGAGTGAATATTTAGTTTTGGAAAACATTTATTCATGCCTGATTCACTATATTATAATAGTGTTGAAGCTGTCTATTTTCCTATTCACTGAAAATGAAATAGTAACTTGTTACAATTTACTACAGTATGAAATAGTAACTTGTTACCTATTGCATCAGGGAAAATAGGTAACATATTACAATTTACTATTGCATGAAATATGAAAGTGTTTGCATCTGGCGAAGCCAATTACAGAAAACATGAAATTGTAACATAGTTACCTATTAATTGGTAACAAGTTACTGTTTACTATTTCATGAAAACTCAAAATGTTTTGTAAAACTAAAAATTGCAGATAGCATGAAATTTATGCTTTCATGAAATAGTAAATTGCAGAATATATGAAATTACTATTACATGAAACAAGAAAATTGCATGAAGAAAGAAACAAAAAAGCTGTTTCTGTCTTTGAAAGAAAAATGTACAATATTACAAAAAAAATCCATAGGAAAACGCCAAAAACAAAAGAAAATGGTACGATTTGAAGCAAAAACAATAGAAAACGAAAACAATGATTACAAGCTGTCTCTGGTGGGAAAATGTACGATTAGAGGCATAAAAACGGCACGAAAACGGCGTTATAGTCTGTTTACGATACAATATCCCATTTTTCCAGACCGCAATAGCAATTATCCAAAAAATGGTACTGTGCGGGCAGGAAAGGCGGCAGGAAACAGCGGAAGCATGAAAAAAGCGATACAAACAGAGAAAAAACCGCACAGCTTGCAGAAAATCCCGTTGCTTGCCGTGTGATGGATTTTCGGGAAGGGGGGAATATAATTATATGGCAGAAAATACGGCCCATCTGGCGGCAAATAACGGCTTCTCATGGGGCGGTGTATCAGGCGAAAAAAGACGGAAAAAAAGAGGGACCGTAGTCCCTCTTTTCCTGCTTTCCTTGAATCAGCGCCCCGCTGCTTCTCTGAATTTTTTGACCATCTTTTGACCCGCCTGCCGTGCCTTGTTGCGCTTCTCTGCTTCCGTGTACTGAGTCGAGGCAATGTAGTCATATGCCCAGAGAAGAAGCTCCGTCAGGGCCTTGCAAAGCATGATGGCCTTTCCGTATTGGGCGGCGTCCGCAAAGTACAAGATTCGCCATTCGATAGTGCAATCAGAGGAGGAGGCAAGATTGCAGAAGCCGTATCTTGCCGAGTGCTCCCGCTCCATCGGTTCCCATTCCTGCACACCGCCAGCATAGATGCGGCCCCTATAGGTCGCACGGCGAATCGTATCCGCCCAGTCGCTGGATAGCTCCCGACCAAACACCGCCGCACACTGGTCAGGATGGTAGTCCAGATATTCGCCGAGAGGCCCGAGCAATTCGTCTCTGTACCGCCAGAGGCCGTCCAGAACCGTGCTGTCTATCTGATACACTTCACCCGTCAGATGGTTGAAGCACTCTTCCCGGCCTATATGCATATGACAACCGCAATGATGGTCAATTCTGATATCGGCGCTGTCAAGCATGGCCTGAACCGACTTCGTATACTTCACCAAGCCCCCGAAGCCGCGATAGATAGGTGACTTGTATTCCCTCCAGACCGTGCAATCGCTGGTAGGAATGTATCCGTGAGACAGAAGCTCCGCCTGTCCCGTGCAGTTAGCTCCCATGGTTTCAAGCTCGATAGAGGCCGTCCAGCGGCCCTTCTTCCAGCTTCCCTCGGTCCGTGTATTTCTGGCCGAGTACGGATACTCAAGCTCCGTACAGTCAGCGCAGATATACGCAACCGCGCCACCGCGATTAATCGCCGTGACTTCATACGCCAATCTTTCCCGTACAGCCTCCGCAGCATTGCCAAGGTACTTGTTGCAACATACGCACCGTGTGTCTCTTGCCATTTTTCAAATCCTCCTATTTCAATTAGTATTCGTCCGCTTCCCGAACGTCCCGCAGGATATCCGAGAGGCCGTACTCGTCGAGGCGACCGAATTCCTGCTCCCGCAGGCCGTCCAGCTCCTCCCATCTGTACCACTCTTCCGAGTAGCCGCCCCGCAGGCCGCAGCCTGTGGTTTCGATGGCCTGACTATTGCAGGCCCTCTGAAAGTTTGTTTGGTAGATTTTCATGGTTAGTGCAACTTCCTTTCTTTATTAGATTAAGTATAGTATAGCATTTGTAACATTTGCCCAAATATTACAGTGGTTTAGTTATACACAATTACCAACCGAAAAGTAAAATTGCACAACTAAATTTCATTTTAATATACAAAATGGACAACAGTTTTTCGTCAAAGTATACAAAAGTTTCATGAAATCAGTAATAAGTTAGCGCGGCCTAACTCACGGGCTTTGTCAAGATAGTTTTACAAAAAAATATATACAAAAAATAATATAGGTTTTTGTACAAAATGCCAGGGTTATCAGTGTCAGTGAAACTAACATAGATAAGTAACATGATGACATATATGTGTATGTTTATGTGTATAAGTGTGTATAGTTTTATAAAAATACTTATAGTAATATATGTACAATGGTTCTGTAAAACTAAAGGGAAATAGGGGAAAAGTTAGTTTTTTAGAACTATATTGGGGAAAAAGTGAGGATGTGGGTAGAATAGTTTTACAAAAGTAAATGAATGAATATAAGGAATATACATGATTTTATAAAATTATAAGTATAGGAATGAATATAATGAATGGAAAAAATGGGAAAATTGGACTGAAAAAGGGGGAAAAGTGGGGGAAAGTGTGGGTTTTTGTGGTGAGATTGTATCGGTTGTGGGGTGTGTTGCAGTGTATATGCAAAACGCTATGCACCATAATGCGCGATGTATGACCGCCTATTTTTATACAATAGTTTTGCAAAATTTTGAAAACCCAGTAATCAAGTAGGCTTTGTTTACTATTCACTATATAACAACTGTTATTTTGTGCGTAACGACGAAAAAGGTAATGGGGTTACGTTTTGGATGGGATTTCAGGGGGCGCGAAATTTGGGTCTTAGTTACACAACACCACACCACCATAACAACTTATGCTACGCTACGCTACGCCACAACATATAGTGTCAAATACTATAGCTTATACTACGCCATAATACTATAAATTTACCTACTACTACCATCCATTATATTTACCTACTACTATTATATATAATATTAAATATAATAATAATATACTATAATATTATTAAATATAATAACATAGTTTTATAAAACTATGTATAAGGATTATAAAATAGTTTTATAAAACTACTAATTTATAAGGAAAAATTCAATAGTAGTTAAGTTACCTAATGGTGGGAAGTAAGAAAAAATTTTTGACACCTCTTTTGGCATATATAATATAAGTATCATATATATGAAAAAACAGGTGTCAAAACTGCTTCGCAGAAGTTATTTCTGCGAAATAACTATCTTTGCCAACAAAATCTAAGGAGGTCAAAAATGGAAATATTAACTTATAAAGAATTATGTGAAAAATTAAATTTAGAAAGGAAAACACAAAAAGCCAGAGAATTACAAATAGAAAAATTAAAAGAACAATATGAAATAGAAAAAATACCAAATGAAAGAGGAAAATATATATTATATAGGGAATTATCTGAAGAAGAAAAACAATATATTCAAGATAGTAAAAATTATACTAAATACATTACTAATTTATTATTAAACTTGTTTGCCCAAAATAAAGAGGCCACTTGTACATTTACTTATAGAGAATTAAGAGAAAAAACTGGAATGGTAAATGATGTATATTTTCCTGTGAAATATAAAAAACAAGAAATTATTATTAATGTGCCGTCTTATTATACTGGTAACGCTACAGAAACTAAAACTGAATGGATAGGCATTTCTGATAAAATGGATGAAGCCATTTTAACTTATGCCATTGAAAAACTAAAAAAGATAGGATTGATTGAATACTATCATAATTATAAATTTTATAAAATAGAAAAAATTAAAGAAGAGGAAGAAGAAGAACAAAACATCTATTATCCCCCACATATTTTAACAGAAGAAGAATTAAGTGAATTTCTGCAAATACAAGCCGAAACATTAAAACAATTGGGCCTAAAGAATAAACAACAATTACACTTTTGTTCTGAAGGTCAAAAAGCCAAATATTATGGGGTCATGAATAATTTTGTAAAATCAAAAGGCTATACTAATTATGCCAGAGCCATTACTATTATTAAACCCAAGGAATTATATAAGGTAGCTGGATATTATGCCGAAAGATTCAATAGTCTACAAGTACAAAAATACTTAAAATCTAAAAGATTCAAAACTATTCCACCTTTTATACATGAAATTTTAATTAAACAATTAATAAAAAAGAAAGAGGGAGTATTATGAAATTAAATGTAAAATTAAGTTGGGCAGAACTGTGTTTAGAATTAGGACATGAAGATTGGTGTAAAATTAAATCAACTAACAGCCGGGAATCCAGACTAAAGAAAATGCAAAGAGAAGCCACTATAGAACACATTGTTGTATCAGAATTTTATAAAAAAGGTATTTATAAACAAGGATATTATATTATTGTTGATACAGAACCTTTATATGATACGCCCTATTTTCGCCATGAATTAATTCAACCAAATCAAAGATATGGTAGATTAACAACCATTAGATGTTATAAAGATAATCGAAAGAAATGGATGTGGGAATGCCAATGCGATTGTGGTAATATAACAACTATTGAAGCATTCCAATTGCTTTCTGGTACTACACAATCTTGTGGTTGCTTACAAAGAGAAAGAAGTTGGGGACACCATAAACGTAAAAAAAGTAAAGAAGTTAAAGAACACAAAAAACCAACCCCCACTTTTGAAGAAAATCCAGAATTATTTATTAAACAACAAAGACAAGCTATGACACCTGCCCTAAGATATTACATCCTTAAACGCGACAACTTTCATTGTCAATATTGTGGCAGGGGCATAGAAGATGGCGTTAAATTAAATGTTGACCATATTATTCCTGTTAGTAAAGGCGGTAAAACAGAAGAAGATAATTTACAAACCTTGTGTTGGGAATGTAACATAGGTAAAGGTTCTGATATATAAAAAAAGAGAGACAATTTCTTGCCTCTCTTTAAGTTCTTATTTATTTTTAACTGCTGTAGGGATTGGGTAGCCACCATGTCCAAACGCTACCGCCAGAATACTTATTTCTAAAATAATTGTGGCTACCATCCCCATAGTGCCAACAATAACCTGCTTCAAGAACAATGCCAGCTTGACTTCTTGTGTATCCTTGGGACAAAAGTTTATTTCTATAAATTACATCTCTGGCTAAAGCTGTCAAATCTCTACCATAGTCATCATAAGTGGGGAAACTGGAAGAGTATTCAAATTGGCCCGGATATGTAAGAATTGACCATAGGTTATTTCCTGTTCCAAGTCCTCCTGCATAATATCTGTTATATACTTCCTGCACAATAGCCGCTTGTTCCTTTTGACTATAAATGCCTCTTGCCGCCCCATAAATAGTTTTGGCAAATGCTACTGCTAAAGCTTCTGTATTATAATCATAAGTGACGCTATAAGGAAGTACGCCATTAAATAAATTAACACTTTGTTCTTCAGTAGGGGGCTTATAGTAAGTATTATATTCTTCAGCCCAAATGCGTTGACATTCAACAATAATAGGATTTGTTTCAGGAAGCCCCATATCTCTTGCCATTTCTGCAATTTCATGGGCTTGATTCTGTCTATCTGTCCAAGCAAAAGATGACATAGTAATAATTGTTCCAACAATTAGTAGACATAAAATAATATTAATAAACTTGGTATTTCGCATAATTCTCCTTTATTCTTCTTCTTCGATTTCTTCAGGGTTCGCGCTTTTATAACGCCAATGGCTTACACCATATAACCAATCGGTTTCACTTTCACACACAAACTCTCTATCTTCTTCACACCAATAGACATGACCAATAAGCTGTCTGCCTCTGGCAAAACCAATGACTTCTTCTGTTTTTTCAGGAAGGTCTGAAATGGTTTTAATAATATGCCAATCATTAGTAGGCGACCATCCTACTGAAACTTCCCCAGTAACGGTGTTGGTTAAAACTTGTACCATACAATCTGTATAAACTTCTTCTTTGTCGAAAAAATTAGTTTCAATTACTTCCATGTTTTCCCTCCTGTTCAAAAAGACAAGCCAAGCCTAAATATTTAGCATATTCATATTCTAATCTTGCACCTTTACTGTTTTTCCAACCTTTAAGAAATAGTACAATATCGCAACATTCCATAGCGGCAAAACCAATTTTCATATAATCTACATCGCTGAAACCTTCTCTAAGGTCGGCAGGATTAAATATTGCAGGATTGTCGCAAATTGCTTTGGCCCATTGCACACCACGCTCAAAATCTTCTTTGTAATTAGGATTATTGGTGATTGCTCCAGAAATAAATATTTTCATATTAATCGTCCTTTGTCTTTCTGAATTGTCTCAAGCGTTCAGAAGCCAGTTGCTTTTGTTTGTCTGACACTCTTCTTTTGGGTTTAGGAAATTTAATCCATTCTGAAGGAAATTGCATATATACACTACCATCTGTATTTTCTACAAGCTTTACTTCTTCAGGAAATTTTTCAGCCAACTTTTTTGCTTGGGTTGTGAATCTTCTTATGGAACTACTTAAAGAAGCAATTCCTCCTTCGATGTAATTAATGGCGAATTCTCTGTCGCCAGACTCATTCATTTTGTTCTTCCTCCTTTAGTTCTACAACTGTCATTAGACAATAGTTAGCCATATCCATTAGCGTGTCTATAATACTTTCGTTTTTTACTAATCTTTCTTCAGCAGGTTTTGTCGCCAAATTGCAAAGGCGATGATATTTGTCGCCAATTCTGGTTACGGCAGATAAAATGCCTAAAGATTGAAAGATTCTACTAAAACTATCTCCATAGTCATGATTTTTCTTTACATAGGTTTCGTGTAATTCTGTTGTCAGTAGCTTGTGGTAAGCAGATTTTTCCACAGTCATTCCTCCTTGCTTGCTTATTATAACACAGTTTCTTGCTTTTGTCAAGAAAAAAAATGAATTTTTGCCATTTAATAAAATTAAGTTTATAATATCATTTATTCACTACGTTCATAAATAATATTATAAACTTAATTTTATATATAATATTATATTATTTATTTTTATAAAATTAAATCTTATATATATTATATTTTTAAATAATAATATAAAAATATATATAATATAATATATATAATATAATAATATATATAATATATTATATATATTATATACTATAATATAATATAAGAATTATTTTTATAAAACAATAAATTACTTATTTTTTTATATATAATATAATATATATTATTATATTATTATTTTATAAAATATTAAAATTATATATATTATACAAAAAAATACTTGACATTTTGGTTAAAATGTGGTATAATACAATCGCGGGAGGTGAAAAGGTGAAATGGTATGAATTTGCATATAATGCACCATACCACCAAATGACAATGCAAGAAAAATTACGTTATGAAGATGGAGATGATTCTTTATATGAAGAATTTTATGATATTAAATGGCGAAGTTTTGAGCAGGAGGAAATCGAGTGGAATTCGATTACGGCGTTAGAATTAAAAATTTAGAGGCCGGGGCATTATATGAAAACAATATTGGTGTAAGAGAATCTTTTCGTTATACTAACGCCATGTTTAATAATAGTTTATTTCTTGACTATCTTTTAGACAATGGGCTAAAGATTTGGAAAGGCACAATGACCAGAGACATAATTGGTATAGATTTTGAATGTGGTTCTCGTTCTTATGAAGAAGAAATTAAGCATTTACAAGAAATTAAAGAAAATTATGAAGCCTTGGGTATTCAATCTTCTGTAGATAAGTTAAATAATTTAATTCAATTCGCCCATGAAAATAAAGATAAATATGTAAAAAAGACAAAAGAAGAAATCAGAGAAATTTTTTATAATGATGGCGTTAGTGTTACTTATGTTACAAAAAAGAAAAATGGCGAAGTAAGAAAAAAAGAAACGATTCATTACAAAATGTTATTCAGGTCTACAGGAAAAGCCAAAAAAGGTTCGTGTGTTTTTATTAGAGATAGACTATATAAACGGGCTATTAATTTTTTAAGAATGGGAATTCGATTGCCTTATGCTAACGCACCTATAGTAGAAGTTTCTGCTTATGCACCTTTAGTAGCCAGTTCAATTATTAATAGAATTAAAATTATACCCGAAAATATTTTAATTATCAAAGATGTTGATTCTTTCTTTGAAACAAATGTAGTTAGTGTTGAAATAGATGAAAATAAGCATTGCATAGCTAAAAGATTAAATGATTATAAATTAAAAAACACGTTGTTCGATGGACAGGCTTTGTTAGATTCTTCTATATTCCCTTCTTGGGGAAATGGGTATGTGCTTTTAAGACAGCACTTTTGCAAGATGGCGGCGTTTAGTGCTAACATACAACAATTTTTTCGTGACTATTTTGGCGAAGATTATGAAGACGCAAGAGTGCAAGATATGTTTGGCAATTGGCATTATGCCCGTGATATACAGTTGATTACTACTGACAATGCTTGTAAATGGATTAAATTTAATGTCACATTTGACCAATGGTGTCAAAAAGTGCATGATAATCATTGCAACTTTGGTGTAGTAAAAACTGCCCATAAAAGTAAACTTGGCGAAGTACAACGAATGAGTTATCAAATGGTTAATGCTTTAGATGTAAATATCATGGATGATGTTATGGCTACAAGCGTTAAATATATTTTGGAATTAAAACAAAATGACGAAGTGTTCTTAGATTATTTAGAAAGAAATATTAATTTTTCTAATGATTATGATGTTTTAATTGCTTTGGTAAAACAAAATAAAAATTTTATTAATTCTGAATATTTTCGTCAAAGAAGAAAGGCTATTATAGCCGCCTATACTTTGAATTTTAGGTCTGGTCATGTAAATCAAAATGGCGATAATTTAGTGATAGCTGGTTCTCCATATGCCATGTTGATGGCGAGTGTTGGATTAAATCCAGAAGAAGACCCAACTTTTAGAACAGAAGAAGATGCTATTCAATGTTTTACAAAACGGTTTGCCTTTGGTGAACATTTAGCAGAATTTAGGAATCCTTTCAACGCTAAAGAAAATATGGGGCATTTACATAATGTATATCATTCTTTTTTAGACAAATATTTTAATTTAGGGGAACAATGTATAGCTGTGAATTTGGTGCATACTGATTTTCAGAGTCGTAATAACGGTTCCGACCAAGATTCGGACACTATATATTGTACTAATCAAACTCAAATAGTTGGTTATGCTAAATATTGTTACTTAAATTATCCAACAATTGAAAATAACATTCCTAAAGAAAAGCAAGTATATAGAAACATTTCTTTGGAATATGCAAGAATGGATAATAATTTAGCCCATTCGCAGTTGGCTATAGGGGAAAGTAGTAATTTAGCACAGTTAGCTTTAACCTATACTTATAATTTTCCCAAAGAACAAAAGTATGAAGATTATGTTTGTATTTTGTCCGTGCTTGCTCAAGCGGCGATTGATAATAGTAAACGTAAATATGATATAGATATTAATGCAGAAATCAAAAGAATTAAAACTGATATGAAAGTTAAGAAGCATGGCTATCCTGCTTTTTGGCTAACTGTTCGTAGGGATTTCCCTGCAAGAAGAATTAATCATAAATTAGATTGCCCAATGAATAGATTAAACAAAGTAAGGTTAGAAAAATATCATTCTCCTATACCTACGATTCCTATGGATGTTTTCTTTAAGCCCTATAGATTAAAAGATGATAGGAGAAAATGCGCTAAAGTTGAGGCCATGATACAAAAATATCAATTAAATCTTTTTAACGAAAGAAAAGAGGGCGAGGGGTATTTATTACTTAGGGAAGATTTCGACAATTTGGTTGAAGATATTAGGCAGTTATATTTTTCGCAAAACTATCTTGGGTTGGTCAGTTGGATAATTGATAGGACATTTTGTATCAGTCCTTATGCCAAGGCTTGTGCCATGAAAAATGATGGTGAAAACCTTACAAATTTGGACAAGAATAGGTCGATTTTGCTTAAAATTTTGTACAAGGTTTCTAAAAATGCAGTTTTGACGGTGTTTTCAAAAGGCATAAAATAATCGCTGTAATGCCCTATTTATAAGGGTTTTTTGAAGGTTGATGCTTTTGAAAATTTTGTGGAAAAAATGGTCGAGTTAAGTTACCTAATGGAAGGAAAATAGGTGAAGGAAAAAATGGTGAATTTTGATGGTTAGAAAACCCAGAATTACTGAAAAAGAAGTCTATGAAGAATTGGCAAAAAGGGTCAATGCTCCTAAAGAATTGATGCAGAAAGTTTTTCGCGCTTATCAAAAAATGATATATCAATGTGCCGTTGAACAAGTGGAAATTGCTTTTGGCAGTATGGGTTGTTTTAAGACTTTTATTAAGCCCCCCAGAGAACATATTGAATGGAATAGCTGGGGTTTTAATGGGGAAAAAATTGTGTTTTATTTAGACCAAGCAGATGGTTATGTTAAACCTTACTTTAGATTTTACCCCAATGTGTGGAAAGAAGCAAAAGAAATATTGGCTGTGCCTTATGGCTCTATGCCAGCTTTGCCCGGATGCAAAGAATTCCACCCTGTTTCTGACAAGTACATAGATTATCGTGAATATAAGAAAAATAAAAACAATAAAGAAGATTTAGACGAATTAGAAGAAATGGAATTGGAAGAGAATGAGTAATGTATATTAAACCTGAAACGGCTGAGTTTTATAAGTTATGTGCAAAGCTGGGTATGGGAAATGTAACTACTGTCAAAAAGTGGTGGAAGACTATTTACGAAGTAATTATTCGTGAATTATATATTAACGGGTCTGTTTATGTTCCACTTTTGGGGCATTTTCGTTTAAAACATGAAGCAGCTTCCATACAGAAGCAAGTTGATAAAGATGGTATAGTGCATTGGTATGATGTTTCTGAAAGGGATAGACCACGCTTTTACCCGGAAGATGATTTTATTAATGATGTGAATATGCGTGGTGTTACAAAGAGTTATAGACTTAGGGTAAGATTAAATAAACGCACACAACGTGACAAAGAACGTGATGCAAGATTTAAGGAAATTGAAGGCAAATATGAAGAAGTAGTGGAAAAAAACGTGTTAAAACAATTAGAAGACGAAGACCGTTTTGCGAAATTGATTAAAGAAAAACGAAAATATTATGAGGAAAGTTTGGAAAAGGAATTAATGGAAGAAAATGAAACGTAATCTAAATGAAAATTTTATAGATTATTGTCGAAGATTAACTGAGGCCGCCACAAATAAAGAAATATCTTATGGTGAGTGGGCCAAGGGCTTAGCTGATGATAATATTTATAACGATGAATCCCTAAGACGGGCTTGTGTTATTTTTAATTTATTTTTACAAAAGTTATCTAAAGAAGAAATTGAAAATGTAACAGATGAGCAAGTTTTGGACAGAATTCAATTACAAAAAGAAGAGTTAATAAAAGAGCGAAAAAAATTACAATCTGAAAATATTTTTTATCAAGAAAATTTACGTTCTATTGCCCGAAACGAATTATTTAATGAAAAAATTGTTGAGGCTATAGAAAAGTTAGAACCCATCAAACAAAATTTTCAAACTTTAACTTCTTGGACTACAAAAGATGAAGAAAATAGTGTAGGTATGGTATTTATTGCAGATGCCCACTATGGTAGTGAAATTGAATTGAAGTCTTTATTTAATGAAGTGGTTAATGTATATAATCCTTCTGTGTTTAAGGCGAGAATGAATCTATTGGCAAGAAATATTATTAATGATTATGACAAATTTTGTTATAAGTGTTTAATTGTGTGCGACTTGGGGGATTGTGTCGAAAATATTTTGCGAATATCAAGTTTACGCAAGGTTCACAATAGTGTAATTGATTCGGTCATTGAATATGCTGAATTTATGTCGCAATGGTTGTTGGATTTACAACAATCGTTAGATATTCCTGTACAATATGAACTTTGTGGGGGCAATCATGACATTTGTAGAATATTAACTTCTAAGCCAGACTTTCCCGAAGAAAATTTAGCGAAGATAGTGACAGAATTTGTTAAGTTAAGATTAAAGGATATTTCTGCGATTGAAGTTAAAGATTATAGTGAATATCAGTTTGAAAATATTTTTGGTGAAAATATTATGATGTATCATGGCGACAATTCTAAGTCTGAAAAGGAAGAAATGTCGTTTTGGGAAAATTATCATGATATACGAATTGATTTATTAATTTTGGCCCATAAACATTCTAAGAATGAACAGGGAATTGGTTACGGGTGCTTTGGTGATAAGGAAGTCATTCATGTCCCTTCTTTGGTGGGGGCAGACCAGTTTTCTAAAAAGATTAGACGGATTTCAAGAGCCGGGGCTAAATTTATTTTATTGGAAGAAGATAAAGGCAAAACTTTTGAAAAAACATATTATTTGAATTAGTATGGTTTTATAAAAGGAAGATTTTATATGGGATATACAGGAGAAAGGGAATGTCCAATATGTCATAAAAAAAGACCAACAGCCATGTTTATTTCTGATTATAGAAAAAATGATGAATATTTGTTAATTTGCGAAAGATGTAGGGACGATATATTAGAAAAAGTTTCTAAGATGCATGGCTTGATGGCTGGTGTATGGACATTGTGTATGATGAACCATGTGCCGATGATAAAAAGCATTTGGAATCAAACTGTTAAAAATATGGTTGCTATGAGAAAAAATGAACCATTTGAAATTTATTATAGTACATTAAAAGAAGTGTATGGTAAATATTCTGGCGTATGGGAAAGCGACTTATGCTTTTCTTTACCCTCCCCAGAAGAAGAAGAGGAAACCGTTGATGATAATGGATTTGATTTGAAGCTAACTATGGAAGAATTACAACAAGCCATCAAGATTTGGGGTAAATTTGTTAACGAAAATGGCGAAATAGACCATAACGCCTATAGCTTTTTAATTGAAAGATATAATCAATATACAGAAAGTGTTGAAGGATTAACAGATGCTATGGCTATGCAATTTAGGAATTTATGCAAAGCTGAATGGCAAAAAATTAAAGCTGATGAATCCGGGGACATTACTGAAATTGATAGAGCGCAAAAATTGGTTGACAGATTATTAAGCGCATTAAAACTTGATGATTTTGCTGTGGAAAAAAGTGATATAGATAGATTTATTGATAGATTGATTTGGAGAATAGAAGAAACAGAACCTGCTGAGATAGAAGACGAAAAACAATATGTAGATATAGCAGGTCATGAAAGAACTTACAATGCCGTTATGCGTTCTTTAAGAAATATTGTGGCGAATTCCAAAGAATATCCAGAAGTGCCTACAGAGGAAATGTAATGCCTTTACAGTATAATATTAAAAATGGCATGAGGCGGCAATTTCTCCAAAAAAATTTAACTACTACTTCCACTTCTATACATAATACTACTGGCCTTTCTGACAGGCAGAAAGAAAATGTTAAGAAATGGACTGCGTATTATCGTAGAAATTATGATTTGTTTGCTGAAGAAGTTTTGGGAATTAAGTTATATGATATACAAAAAATGAAATTACATATGATGGGTGTTAGCGACACTTATTACGATATTTCTACTCGCGGCTCTGCTAAATCGTTTTTGGTTGGCATAGCCGCGATTTGTACATTTTGTTTATATCCATATTCTGAAATTGTTATTACTTCTTCTACTATTTCACAGGCTTCTAAGTTAGTTGAAAGAAAAATCAGAGATGAAATAATTAAAAAATTAAGCCCTTATTTGCTTTATTTATATAGCCATGAATATATTTTAATTTATAAGAGTGGAACTGAAAGTGGAGGCTATACTATTGAAAATAAATTAAATGGCTCTACTATTATTGTTTTGCCTTGCTTAGAATCAAGTCGTGGTGCAAGAGCGACAATGCTTGTCTTTGAAGAATCAAGATTATTAAAGAAAACAATTATTGATTCTGTATTTTTACCAATGCTTCATACAAGGCCAGCGAAATATTTGTTGAATAAGCAATATCAAAAGAAGCGATGGTTAAATCCAGAAAAAGGCAAAACCATTTCTATTACTTCTGCAAGATTTAGGTATGAAAGTTATTTTAAGGAGTTTAAAAATACTGTCGCTGGATATTATGTTTCTAAGCACGAAAGATATACGCCTTTTGCAGAAGATATATTTGCGGCTATTGAAGAAGGTAGTAGGACTTGGGCAGACTATAGAAAGAATAAGAAACAGATGTCTTCGGTTGATTTCAACTGTGAAATTTTAAATCAAGTTGTCGGTGAGTCAGAATATTCTTTCTTTGGTTATAAAGAGTTTAATGAAAATAGGATATTAAAGCAAGCCTTTGTTCCCCCAAAGCCCTTGGATTTATACATAGGAAGAGATTTGGGGAATGTTCCACCTGAAGATACTGAAATTAGAATGGTAGGCATTGACTATGCTTTTGCCAATACCACAAGTAGAAATAAGAATGATGCTACACAAATAATGTGTATGTCTTTACATTGGAAAAATCATCATTTTGAAAGACATATAGATTATATAGAAAGTCATGAAGCAAGTGACAGTATAGGTGCAAATAATAGGTGTAGGGAATTAGCGTGGGATTATTCTATGGGCGCGGAATTCTATGTGGTGTGCGATACTAAAAGCGGTGGCGAAACATTATTTAATAGAATGACTATGCCTTGGAAGAATCCTGAAAGAGAAGGTTTTTGGGATGAGCGTGGTTTTGGTATTGCGTCTAATTATCATTTTCATGTTGCCCCAGAAGCTAAGTTGGCTGATTTAAGAAATAGGACTGTTGATGGTGACGCTGTTTCTTGCGTTATCCCTATTTTTGGTACCGGCGAATTAAATAGTGCTTGTTGGGTGTCACTAAAGAAAAATTTAGAGATGAATAATGTTAAGTTTTTAATTTCTTCTGAAGCTAAACAAGAGGAATTAGAAGATACTGGCGTATATTATAGAATTACAAGTGAAGAATTGGCTGAAATTCTTTATCCACATATTATGACTGAAAATTTAATACAAGAAGCAGTTGGTTTAAGGTCTGAAATTCGTGAGAGTAAAATTAGATTACACGAAATGGGTACAAACACTAAGGACTTAATTGTTGTTTTATCTTATTTGAATTATATAGCCGATAAAATAGAAAATGAATATAACAAATATTTATATTCTATAGATACAGAAGCGGATTATGCTAATCTGCAATTAGTTTACTGAGAGGGGTGAATTATTTGCCGAAAGAATTAACAAGACAACAATTACAAGATGTAATTGATTTTTCTAATGGGATTCTTGCCGCCCAAGGATTTTATAGTCCGTGGATGGCGAATCAATTATTAAATCAATTAAATAATAATCCTAAAATGCCTAAGTTAGATTCTATTAAAGAATCTTTGGCTAATTATGAAAATGATTCAGCCCTCTTGCAATCTTATACAGAATTTATGCAACGGTGGGACATGATATTTTCAAGGGTGTTAAGAAGTTATAGTGATATTTTATCTTTTGATTTGCAAATCGTGCCACAAGGCGAATATACTGAAACAGAAATGCAAAGTTCAGAATTTGCAGAAGATAAAAAACGTATATATAAATTCTTAGACGCTTTTGATTATAAAAAAGAATTCCACAAAATGTGTATTGAAGTAATGCGTCATGAAACTGTGTTTACTTGGTTTAGAAAAACCAAATGGGGAAACAAGGGCATGAAAGGTACATTACAAATTCTGCCACAAAAGTATTGTTTATTAACGGGTTATTGGGAAAAAGGTTTGCTTTTTGATTTCGATATTTCTTATTTCTTGAATCCCGGTGTAGACATTGATGGGTTCGACCCTGTATTTAAGAAATATTATAAAGAAATGTTTATAGATAATGATTATACAGCCTATATCCCCACCAATCCTTTTAACAATAGAAATGGGACTTATGCGCTGTGGCATCAAACTTCTCCCACTGATGGGGCTTTTGCGTTTAAGTTCGACACAAGCAATTTTAATTCTACGCCATTTTTGGCCCCATACTTGAAAGATTGTTTTACTAATGATGAAATTGGTCAATTACAAAAAAATAAAGATATGATTAGTGCTTATGGTATTTTATCTGGCGAAATTAGGTTATTTGATAATGCTAAGTCTGGTACTATTCAGAATCAATTTGCTATTGACCCGAAAACATTGGGTAATTTTATGGGAATGGTGAAAAAGGGTTTAGAAAGCAATGTTCACGCAGTCGCTTTACCTTTGGAAAATTCGCATTTTTATCAGTATGTAGACAATAATCCGTCCATGTATTCTAATCATTTAAGTTCGTCAGTTGGCGTTGGTACTGGCTTATCAAGGGTTATTTATAGTTCTGATAGAATGAGTAATGCGGAAGTTCAATATGCTGTTGAAACCCAATATCATTTAATGAAACCTTTGTACTATCAGTTTGAATCTTTCTTGAATTATTTTGGGAATCAATTAACGAAGAAGTATAAATTTAGTTTTATTTTAGATGGTTGTTCTTATGAATTTGAAAAAGAAAAACGATTTGAACGATTACTGAAATTGGCAGACAAGGGTATAATTTTAGACCCTACCGCCTATGCTTTTGCTTTTAATATGAGACCACAAGAATTTGAAAGGTCGATAAAAAGCGCATTAAGTTCTAAATGGTACGCAAAGTTAGGTTTATTCCCAAATACTAATACGGCTTCTATGGGACAAGTGACTGGTAGACCACCTGTAGATGACGCTGAAATTAGTGATAGCGGAGAAATGAATAGAAATAATTAATTAGGAGAAAATAAAATGGTAATTAGGGGAACGCCCAAAGTGATGGAAGATTATTATTTGACAGATGAGGATATGGCGTTTCGACTTCAGCAAGCGGGTTTCAAACCTGTGTACATAGATGAAGATGCTGTTTATTTTAAGAAAAATAAAAAATTACAAAAATTTTTATTAAAATTTAATATAGTGATTGACTTATAAGGAAGGAGGCTTTCGGTGGATAGCGTAATTAAATTTGCTGTGGATGATATACAGATTATTGAAGCCGAAAATTATCCTGAAGATGAATTTGCGATAGCACGTTTAGGTTTTTTAAGTTCTGCCCCCAATTCGCATAAGTTGGATATTTCCAATGATGTTTTAATGCAATGCGCTTCTACGGTTCTTGGCAAATTTGTTGTTGCTGAATGGAATGAAATTGCAGAAGATTTTGGTGGGCATAGCACTAAAGAAGTAATTAAAGGTTATGTTCCTTTAGAGCAAGAAGTTGTTTTTGAAGAAATCGAAGATGGATATATTAGGGCTTATGTAGACGCTGTTATTTCTAAAGTTTATGCTTCTGATTTTTGTGAAGTTTTTGAAGATGACAATCATAGAAATGTTAGCGTAGAAATGATGGTGGTTTCAGAAAATGAAAACGCCACAGATGATATTGTCGAAAGTTTTAATATAGTAGGTATTACTGTTTTAGGAAAAACTATTAGACCAAGTAGCCCTGATGCTGATATCCAATTTGTTAGATTTGAAGAAAAAGCGTCTTCCTACTTCAAAGAACAAAGTTTTGAAAAACGGAGATTGTTAATGGCTGAAGAAAAGTATGTTAATCATCCTATTGATACATCTAAAGACGCTGTTTATGATGGCGAATGGGATGGAAATAAATCTAAGAAGGATTTAATTAAAGAACAAAAGTATAAGACCCTTGCTCCTAAAGCTTGTTTGCGTTTGGAAGACGGATGGGAAGATAGGGAAATTACTAAATTAGGTTATCCAGTCATGTGTTTGCACGAAGGAACTTGGGTTTATTCGCGTAGGGGATTGGCTTCTGCCCTTGCGTATGCTAAACAGCATGACGATAACGATATAGTTAACAAGGTCGAAGCATTGTATGAGAAACTTGGCCTTGACTCTGACGGGAAGGAGGAAAGCGCCGAAATGAGTGAAATTGAATTTGCCGCTGTTGACATTGGGGATATGTGGCGTAAGTTATATGCCATTATGCGTGATGAGCGACATTGGGAATATTCCATTGTTGGTATTTATGAGCAAGACAACAAAAAGTTTGCCATTCTTGTGGAAGAAGAGACTGGTGATAAATATCGTTTAGACTTTTCTTTAACAGAAGAGGGTATGACTGTTGCTGATGAATTAATTAAAGTGGAAATTGAATTTATTGAAACTGAAGATATTCGTAAGTTTGCAGAACCCGAAGAAATGAGTGAAGAGGTTAATGCAGAAGATGTGTGCGCTTCTTGTGGCAAGCCCATGTCTGAATGTGAGTGTGGGGAAGAAGAAGATAAGGAAGATTTTTCCGTCGAGGAACTTTCCACACGAATTGCTGAATTAGAGGCTGGTATTGCTGAACGCGATAATATTATCATGGAAAAAGACAAGGAATTAGAAACTCTGCGTTGTTATCGTGATGCAAGAATGTCTGAAGATAAGGCTAAAATGGTTGCTTCCGTATTAGATTCTCTGCAAGACTTTATGGATAAAGATGAAATGGAATCTTGCCGTGTTGAAGGCATGGCTTGCGAATTTAGTGAAATAGATATTTGGGCCAATAAAGTTAAGGCTTCCGTGGTAGACAAAGCCTTAAAGAAGGGCAAAAAGTCTGTTGAATTTACTCGTATTTCTGCCCCTGTTGACATTCAAGAAAATAAGTCTCAAAGTGTTTGGGACAGAATTAAATAATTTGAATAAAGGAGAAAATAAAGATTATGGCTTTTAATGCTTATGTGAATACTGGCCGTTGCATGGCTATGGATGTCGATGCACTGACCGCTACTGGCATCAATACTTCTACTGATATTCAGAATGGCTATTTTGTCACTCTGGGCGATTATCAGAATAGTACCGGTGCTATCAATGAATTTGTTTATAGTGTTACTTTAGCCGCTGCCTCTACTTTAGGTAACTGGCTGGTTCGTACCCCTGAAGTGGGTATTACTGTTGCCGAGCAAATGGAAGATGACCCCCGTTACTTTATTAACCATAAGGGCCAGCCTATCCAGTTAATTCGTCCCATGCCCGGTGTGGATGAAATTGAAGTTACTGTCGAGGCTCTTGACCAAGCCGCTGCTAAAGACGATTATTATACTCTGGTGGCTGGTAAGCTGACTAAGGGCAGTTCTACTACTTCTGCCACTTGCTTTAAGTGCCTTGGTACTCACACTATTAACTTTGGCGGTACTGATGTAACTACTTACATCTTCCGTTGCACCGCCAACTAATGCTATTTGTGGCATTATAAATACTACAAATAAAGGAGATAAAAATATGCTTTCTAATGAAGTTATCGCTTTTGCCGAGGGTCATACTGACCTGTATGAGGCTGCGGAGCGTTATTATCGTTTTGCTAATGAGCGCACTGGTGAAAACGCTGATAAGCTCACCAACGCTTTCTTTGCTGAAATTGAGCGTAAGTCTGGGGTTGCCCGTACTGGCTTAGACCCTATGGCTTGGGCTAACCATCCTTCCGTCCGTTGGG